AATCATGGGAGAAGGTTTAACAATTATATTTTCCATTATATTGGTACCTGCACTGGGGTTTGCCATTTGGCTTCGTACTCCGCAGGGTGAGCGTTTCTTGAAAAGTCTAGACTAACAACTCGATTCTTTCAAGGCATTAGTAGTAAAAAAAACAAAAAATAAAAGTACAGAATAATAAAAAGGAATGATTACAGTACAAAATTGGGCATCCTAACTCTGTAAGTCTCTGTGTATCAGCAATAGTAGTAAAATAACAATCCTTTTATTTTACATAAAAATGCCACAAAAAGGTAATTTAAGGTAATCTGAGGTTACTTTTTGCAAGTAATATGCAAGTGTGGTTTACATGTAGATTGAAGGATTACAAAAGAAATCATCACTATGAAGGTATATGTAGAGTCAAAGACAAACAAGGTATTTTTCTCAGTAACCCACATGACAAAGAGGTTCTATGTCTACACCGGGTTGCAGACAACCGAGAAGTTCACCGGCATGATTTTTCCGAAGTCAGACAAGTCAGCAAAAGCGAAGACGAGAAGACTTGCGGAGCTGTATGCCAAGTGTGAGAGCTATATCCTTGACCATCATGACGAGTCGCCGGATATGATGAAGGAACATCTGAAGGAGATTTGTACGGGAGCAAAGAAAGAAGACAAGTCTCCGTTCCTCAGTTTCATGAAGGCATTCGCTGAGACAAGAGAGAGGCCGAATACCAGGAAAAGCTATGAGAGAACCTACCGATGCGTAGAGGCATACGACGGTAAGTGCAGTTTCAACACAATAACCAAGGACTGGCTTGAAGGGTTCATCAGGCATGAGATGGATAAGGGAAGGAAGACCAACGGCATCTCGAACGACATAACACACATCAAGGCAGTCTTCAAGAAGGCCATCGATGATGGTAAGACGCAGAACTTTCCGTTCCACTATATCAAGCTCAAAAAGGAGGAAACAAGGAAGCGCTGCCTGTCACTGGAGCAGATGAGAGAACTAAGGGATGCCAAATTACACGGCAAGCAGGCCCTGTACCGAGATTTCTTCATGTTGGGGTTCTACCTCATAGGCATCAATGTTTCGGACCTCCTGACGCTGAAGAAGGAGGATTTCCGCAATGGTAGGATAAGCTACTACCGAAACAAGACAGGTAGATTGTACGACATTAAGGTGGAGCCAGAGGCTATGGAGATAATAAGCAGATACCGCAGCAGAAAGCCGCAGTACCTGCTCAGGTTCTTCGAAGATGCAGGAACTTTCGACGTGGACCACTTCACGAACAATATGAACCGTACGCTGAGAAGAATTGGCCCGAAGGATCCTAAGGATGCGAGAAAGGCATCGCCTCACCCTATCGACAGCAAGATGTCAACGTACTACAACAGGCATAGCTGGGCGACGTTTGCGTCAGAGATAGGTATTTCACTCGAAACAATCGGTCGAGCACTGGGCCACTCCGTATGGGAGAAGACGGTTACAGCCATCTATGTCAAATACGACAACAAGGCAGTTGACGAGGCGAACCGAAAAGTCATCGACTATCTGAACGGTTAACAAAGAAAATCCCCACGCCATCGGCAAATGACGTGGGGAAAGTTGTTTTATGACAAGCATCTATTTATCGAATTCGTTCAAATCCTTGGTAAGCTCAGAGATTTTATTTGAAATCTCATCACACCTCTTATCGGAATGATTCATCGCATCGATAAGTTGTCTCAATGTTATCCTGTGCTTACAGTAATTAACCTTTGCGTGTTCGCATGCCCATCTCTCCCTCCACAACATTTCCAGTAAGACGTAGAATCGGATAATCCTACTCTTCTTTACGATCTGATGGATTGCAGTATCCGACTCTTTCTCCGCCTCCTTCAGCTTCTCCTTTGTCTCAATCAGCTCTATTTGAAGTTTCTCGTTGCAGCGGAGAGTGTAGCAGACTTCAGTAATAAGGGAAGTCATTATAAACAAAAGAACAAACCCTCCCCAGGTTCCTATGAATACCTCCGCTACAGTGAGGCAGCACCCGAAGACAATGCACACGACGAAGATGTCGATGCGGTCGAAAATCATTTTTAATCTTTCTTTCATACGCTACAAATCGTTTTTATAATTATTGGTTACAATCCAGGAGCTCATTACAATATTGAATATAAGCAAGATAATAATGATGGCCCAGTACTGTACGTCGGTAAGTTCAATTGTGAGATAGTCAAAATCCTCGAAGTTCTTTCTGTGCCATTCCTTTTCTACAATCGGACCGATATACTCGGCGTACTTTTCGAGATTTACAGGATTGCTCATAAACCAGTCTCTACTCTTTACGCCTACGACCGGGCTATCACACCATGAAAATGCGTTGCACCACTTAACAATCTTGTTTTTGTCAATACCAACACACACGACAAGTTCATTCTTGTTGCCGCCCTGCCAGTATGAGCGCTGCTTTTCAACGATTTCTTCCGGCTTGTTCGTAAAGAACAGGACGAACACCCTAAACTGCTTCCGCTCGCCATAGTATCCGTTCAGCCATCTCATTGCCTTCTCCTGATTCTTCGGGATCTTCAGCCCGAGAACAGGATTCTGGTCGTAAAGAACGATATCCGGATACTCGAACAGCCCAAGCTTGCGTGCCTGCTGGTAATCAATATCCTCAAACTTGAAAATAGAACGTGAGGCTTTCACTTTATTCTTATAATCGTGCTCAGAAGATAATGTGTACGAGTTTTCAATGGAACCATCCCACGCCCATTCCTGAGCATCACCATCCTTAGTGTAGTAATCCCTGTGCATATCAATAAACACGCTTTGGGTTCCGAGAATCTTTCTAACTACATTAAACTCGTTGTCGGTCATGAAGTATTCTTCCTTGTTCCTAGCATCAAAATAAGTCCAACGTTCAGGGTGATTGTCAACATACGAGCAATCATACGTTTCCGTACGTTGATGCTTTCCGCTTCCAACGGTCCTTGTACACGTGCGGTGTATGTACTCATTCCAGGCACCGTAATGACGGATTCTTGTAACGTAGCTTCCGAGATACTCCGTGTCAGCAGCATTTGACTGCTTGAACACGAACTCCATGAGGATGCCTATGAGGATGGAAGGAACAATGAGTACTGCGTATTCCCACCAGGTGGTCTGCTTCCTGAAGAAAATCAACAGGAAAGCAGCAACCACGAATGGGATTAGAAATATGAATATTTCCATAAGCTGTTATTTTTTGAACAGGTCTACGTCGTTATCCTCTCCAAGCTGCATGATCATCTTTGTCTTGGATGAGGAGATAACCTTGTATTCGATAGGTTTTGTATCGGAGATGAACCACTTCGCCGGATATGTCTTCACGAGCGTCTCGTGCTCACGGATGATATCGAGCATTCTCTCCTGTGATGTCTGAAACTCGGAGCGCTGAATTTCTATGGACTGCATGAGGTCCTTGTATAGCGAAACGTCGAAGTTAGGATTACTTTCCTTGATCCACTTCATAAGAGAGCCGTCTCCCTTTGAGTATCTGCCCTCGATAAGTTTCGGATAGATGGACTCGAATGCGGACTTGTACTCATCCGTAACCTGTGCCTTCTGCTGAAGAACCTTCCACATCTTGTCGTGAACACCCTCAATCTTGCCACGCTGAGCCTCTGACTGCTGGCGAAGTGAGATTTCCTGGTTGTTGTAATGGAAATAACAACCGATAACTGAACCTGCGGCGAGTACTACTATTGCGAGTACTGATGCCAAAATAATGTTTTTTACACTCATAATGTTTAAAATTTTAAAAAATTATACTTAATCTTTTGGATTTGACAACTTGTTATTGAGTCTGATGTAGAAGTCTTCCTCAGACTCTCCGTTCTCCTTGAAGTCAAGATTGTTTTCCTCAACGAAGTCAAGGATGGAATAGACGCTCTTATTGCCGAGATTCCTGAGCTTCATAAGCTCTGACCTTCCGCGGAGATTACGAACCAGGTCGCCTACGGTATATACGTCGAAGGCTTTGAGTGCATTCAGGATGCGGACAGAGAATCCGCAGTCATTTATATCCCTGGAAAGGATCAGCGGAGGAAGTACTGCGCTACTGACTGGCTTGTCACCTTTCGCGCGCCGGTATTCGTCGAAGCTTACCTGTAGCGACTTGATTACCTTCTTCAGGCGCTCAACCTCATACTGCAAGGTTCTGTTCGTTGAGAGCTCAGCAATGGCAATATCTTCGTTGTAGGTGAGTTTGTTGCAAGTCTTTTCTGCAATCTGCCTGATTCTCGTTGCAGACACGCCGTACTTGATTGACAGCTCGTCATAGGTCATTCCGTTAATTATGTCCTTCAGAAGACTGGACTCACGATAGGTAAGATTCGGTAATACACCAAGATGCGACATTGTATTGATTACACCGAACAGCATGCCTACGGCGTTTGCAGCCAGCTTGCCGTTTGCGGTAGCTCTGTCTCTCAGTTCAGTGAGCTCTACGTTGATTGCGCGCTTGCGATACTCGACTTCCTTGAGCTTCTCGTCAATCATCTTCTCGTTTGCTGCAATCATCTTGTATTTCTGAGCATATTTCTCGATATCCTCGCTGTTGACATACAGGATGCCGTGTTCGCCTACGTAGCTTCCAAGGATGCCTTGCTTGATGTAGTTGCTGATAGTCTGTCTTGATACTCCCAGTATCTCGGCAGCTTTGTTTCTTGTTATTCTTGTCATAGAACTAATGTTTAACGTTTTTCTTCATTTACATATACAACACCTCTATACCCATAAGAATAAATGGGATAGCCAAGCGAGCCGAACCTTATTTTTTATCAACTACAATATATATAATATACCATAGTAGTTCGTACTCCTTGTAAAGCCAGCATAAGTCTTCTGATACCCACAGAGCTTTGTTCGTTATGGTCGGCTTTCTCATTTCTGATATGGGCACCCGTCGTGAGGTGACACGTTGCGGGATTTACACAACCATAATGTAACTTACCTGACAGAGCAGTTTTATATATCGGTCGATAACTCCGAAGAGGACTGCACGGATTAAACCTCGTATGTATTTGCTTGAAACTTTGAGATAGGGTAAAGAAAAAACCCTATCCGCCGTCTGGGTCACGCTCCAAACTTTGGATAGGGTATATCATTGTAGTTGAACTAATCAACTTCTAGATAAAACTTATTTATTTGCTAGCGCGTGACTTCTAACAAGCACTGCAAAGATACGACGATTTTCTATTCCGTGCAATAGTTCTGTTTTCACCATAAACCGTACTTATTAAAGTAAAAAGTGTGGACAAACGTTTTAAAGATACTGGTATAGCTAGATGTTTCAAGCGAAGTAAAAACAGCTGATTGCAATATTCATTAAAGTACAGAATATTTACAATTAACGTAGTTTAAGAAAAAAGTGTGATTTTCGTTGCTTTTTTGGTGGTTATCTTAATAAAATAGCCGCCTATCTATTAAGTGATAAGCGGCTAGTTGTATGAGAACCTGCGATTACAGATGCCCTATATCCTCCTTGGATATCCAGGTCCCGTGACTTGGCTGTTTGTCAAGGGTACAACCGGTAAGGTCCTTCACCCCAAGCTCCTTGCACAGGTCCTCGTCATGAAAGTCAGCGTAGCACCACCACTTTGTCTCTTTGGTGGCGGTATCCTGCAATTCTAGCACGACATGAGGATAAAAATGATATTCTGTACTTATGACTTTGTACATATTAGTTAAATTCGTTAATTGTTATTGAAGAAATATTGTTTTCTGAAATAAATCCACTATCTTTGCACATGTCTTCGGAAGACTAATCGAACCTTTATGGAATAGAAATAAAAATAAACTTCCGTTGACGGTCAATTCTTCGGAATTGTGGAGTTAAACGCTCATAAAGAGCAAATTTCTACTATCGTAGATGTCAGACTGTAATGGTCTGTGGTAGCCCCGGCTTAGGTCGGGGCTTTTTCGTTCTACTGCATCCGTAGAGTTCAGTTTAATTGCTTTTTGAGCAAATTAAATATCATATTTTCCTCTGCTTCGTCGAGGTTATAACAGGCGTGAGGGAGGATAGTAGTTTTCTTGTTATCTCGATGCAAATAGATAATATTCGCATTCTCATTCCATGGACGTGATTTATAGCATCGCTTCACCATCTCCGAGAACGACGTGTTCTCATTTCTTGCGAAGCTGGAATTCCAGGCGTTCAGGAGTGCAACGACCTGCTTCCAACTTAATTCGTTTAAGTTTATATTGCCATTCTCTTTTACAACTTTTTCAAGACAATTTTCCATTTTACTGACTTTACCATGATGTCGAGGGCTAAAGGGTTGTTTTACATCAGATTTCCGTTGCTTTTATCGTGTAGACGAATTTTAAAAGACCATGAGGGTTGTATTGGATAAGTCTTACCGACACTGCGGTCTCATCAGCGAGGAAGGCAATAGCTTCTCCTGCAACGGTCTTCTGTATCTCAAGACTACCATCGGGGTTCAATATTTCTTTTGCCTTTTTCATGTCACTTGCGACAATCAGACCTGTTTCGCTAAGGATGCCTCTCTCAATAGCGTTCTTCAGTTCTTCGATACTGTTGTTGTTGAAATTTTCCTTTGCAACAACCCGGTTGAATTTGATATTAGTTGTTATCATAAGATTGCTTTGACCGTGATAGCGAGGGCTGAATGTAATTGCTTATTTTTGATTTTTCCAGATTTCGTAATCATCCCAAGACTCGAAACCCATATAGCCACCTACAACAGCGACTACTTTGCTCGCATAAGGCATTTCATCAATAGCCTTCTTTCTATTCTTGCGATTGTGCTCGATGCACTCATAAAAACCTTGTCTCATATTCTTTTCGCTTCACCGTGATGCGATAGGGCTTTGTTAATAATTGCAGGAGCCGAAGCTCCCTATTTTTGGCTAATCGGGGCCGTTTTAAAAAATCCCCTCCTACCCTCACGGGCAAGAGAGGACAATCATTTAAACAATCTAGCTATGAAAAACTAGAAATATCTTATTTCCCGCACTTAACAACTTCGAAAACACGATGTTCTCTGTCGGCGGAAAGTCTATTACCTTCTTCATCGCATATGTGGCCATCTTCGTTGACCCACATCTTCTGGTTGAACATCTCTTCGCACATTCCCAGAATCTTAAGATATTCCTGTGCCTCGAAGATGACGTTCTTGCCATCACGCTCTGCCATCTTGAAGTTCTCGATAAGATCTGGATTTAGGTCAGGTGCAGTGATATCGTACTCGTCCATCTCCTCGTGGTATTGGAAGTTCAGTGACTCCAACTCTTCCACCATTGCGGAGTTCGTACCAATCTCGCCAGTCAGAGCCTTCATAACGGTCTCCTTTTCTAGCTTTTCGTACTTCTTCCGGCACTCATTGATGAGTTTATTCAACTCTTCTACTGTATAATCTTCTACCATATTCATTATTTTAATTGGTTAAACAATGGCAGGAGATGGCAGCTAACCACCTCCAGTTTTAGCTTAATCCGCATCTAGACCATTATCGAGGTCTTCTTCATAGACGCCGAACAATCTCAGTGTATTGCTGTCAATCTCGGTCTTACCGACAATGTAGCGCTGTGTCATCTGTATATTAGGCATACCGTTACTGGTATGTCCCATCATGACGGCAATCTGCTCAAGAGGCACTCCCTTCTTTGAGAGATTCGTTGCGAACGAGCGTCTGCCGGTATGGGATGAGACGAACCGATACTTCTTTCCAGTCTCTTCCTTTCCAGCTTTGAACACTTTTGTATTCGTATCTATTCCGCAGTCACGACAGATATCGCGGAGTGCTCTATTGAACGTCCTTTCACCTATCTCACCCGGAAGAGGCTCGTCACCAGTACCGCATACGAGGAACTTACGGAGCTTCTTGTGAAGTGGAACCCTTACCTCGGTCTTTGTTTTCTGAGTAACATAGACGAGGAAGTGTCCGGTATCATCTATGTTCTCTTCCGTCATTCTCTGGCAGTCGCTGTAACGTGCGCCACAGAGACATTCCATGATAAACATTCTCTGAACATATCTTTTTGTTTTCCCGTGAGGGTTGTACTTTATGATTCTGTTTATCTCCTCATCAGAGAGATATACAGACTGGACCGGTACAGCCTTCGCTCTAAGTATTCTGCCGAACGTAGGACTAGGAATTTCCCTGGTAGCATCATTCTCACGTATCACAGCCTTGATGGTTGCACATACGGTTCTTGCCGAGTTAGGAGCGTAGTTCTCCTGGATCTTCTCGAAGAGGTCGCGCAGATTGTCGTCGGTGATGTCTTCCCATAATGGCTTATGTCCAAGCATCTCTTCGAACATCCTTACAACCTTAATAAGCTTCGGGTATTTCCAGATGTATGCGCCATAGAACGTGTCATGCCTCCAGGCGTTGCTGTGATAATTGGCGAACCAACCCTGCTTGATGGCAGTCTTGTACTTCTGCTGCTGTATGTAGCTAAGAAGTCTCTCCCAATCTCTTGTCTTGATTCTTATTTCTTCTGTCATAATTCTATAATTTTGGTTACTAGTGGCAAAGATACGAAAAGTTTATAATATAAACCATCGTCTTTGCCGTTTTTAACGCTAATTTAACCTTCCGAAGCAGTCTGCTTCTCGACTGATACGAGTCTTAGGGTAGAACCATTATGGTCATTCCACACACGCATGTAGTCTTCCGCCTCATCCAATGCATCTTTATATGATTTTGCTCGGAATACGTACGGATTCTCCTTAGAAATGAAAATTCCATCATTGTAGGCAATCTTATACTTTGCAGCATAGACACCAATATAGCCGTTCAGCTCGTCGTTCAGACTAGTAGCGATGTCTGCAAGAAGGTCAACTGGTATATCGTCATCGATAGTTTTTGCTTCCGGAAACTCAAACCCTACAGAAGTGCATCGGCTATGAATGATAGGGATAGCTGTATCGCTGTCGCCTACTTCTACGATGTTCACCTCCCTGTTGTCGCCGGCAAGTACAGGCCAATCGAACACCTTTCTGCTCACATTGTGCTCTCTCATTATCTCACGGATGGTGCATGCAAGTTCCATCTTTGCTGTTGAACGCAACTCATCAATCTTGTCTTTCAATACTTTTCTCTTCATAATCTTAATATTTTGGTTTAACTTGATGCCCACCGTTCCCGGCAGGCTTGTTTGGCTTAGTCTTTTCTTTCGATATCAAGGCCCATAAGCACGCCTTTCATATAGGCTAATGCCTCTTCCTTGCAGTCCGATAGAAACTTCTGACAGCCATCAATGATAACGCCGTACTTACCGCTCGGATAATTCTGTAGAGAGCACGAGTGGTAATACTTTCCGGATTTCTCCTCGATTTCTCCTGCGAGTCGCTTCCCTTCGTCGGTCTCATTTGGACGATTTTCTGGGTACTCATCGTAAAAATACTCGTGCCATAAATCTAGTAGCATATCCTTGCAATTCTCCATATCTTGCAAAATATCCGATAATTTGTATGGCGCGCCGTTAGCACCATGTCCATCCTCGCCAATCCATTTACTGGCTTCCTCGTCAGGATCGAAGTCGCTATAATATTGATACAACTTATCCATGAAATCAGACTTATTGCCATTCTCGAACCAAATTGTGGCGATGAAATCTTGGTCTTGTGGGGAATACTTCTCTAACTCGACGCAAACCTCACCTCTTTCGTTAGGTGTATCGTCAACATTATAACTCCATCCTAAATTCTCTGCTAATTTCAAAAAATCATTCATATCTTTAATTTTAATTGGTTAATACTAGGAGCGTGAAACGGATTGTTCCACGCCTTGTTCGGCTTTACACCGACAGAGACACGATGTATTCCTTCTTCTTCTTTCGTGTTCTGCTCTTCACAGTGAATCCACAAAAATATCTCAGCCACCCGGCAGCATTGCCGATGAAAGGCTCGTTCACCATAAGGATAGGACGGAGCATACCGTTCTTCTTCATGAACTGATAGTCTATGAAGTCGAACGGGTCATCCGGGTCCTCACTCTTCTTCTCCCAAACGCTGACATCGAGATAGTCAATGAAGTCTCCCTCTGGCGGGTTATCCATCTCGATGAATCTCTTCGGAGTTAGGAGAATCGTTTCCTTAGGCTCATGGGTCATAAAGAAATTCTCTACAACCTCGTTGAACTTGTCCATGTCCATCTGTTTCTGGACAATGCCCTTTCTCTTCATGATGTCAGAAGCTTTGAGCATTCTTGTACCTCTTCTTGCTGTTGCCATAATTCAAAATTTTAATTGGTTAGACATAATGTACCCCGTCATTCCTGACGAGGATTTTGGCTAGTGTGCGAGGAATCCTACCGCCTGTCCTTTCCCGATAGACCAGCACAACCTATCTTCCTTCAGACACTCTGTGCAGTTTCCGGTACATAGACGTGTTCCTTCCGGAGCAGACGTTCCGCTCTCGAAGATAGGATGCGCCTCCGGAAATCCGTGGCGGTTATCCATCTTGAGACCAAGCCATCCGCTAAATAAGATGTGCATGTTCTCAGGAATGACGTTTCCTTCATCAAGGTACTCGTTACACACATCGAACATCTTCGTGAACGCCAGGAACTTGGTATCCTTATGCTTGCGGGCAACCTCGCACATCTTGTCAAGATACCATTTGTCCTGGATGTCACCGCCGACATGGAATCTGAATGCTCTAGGATAGCGGTAGTTGAGGTAACCATCAATTTCCTTGAAGTATCGTTCAGGATCCTCGTGGAGGATGGCAGAATTGATAGCTCTCGTCTTGATGACCCCCTTGTAAATCATGTCATTGCGCAGGTCGTAGCAGCTCTTCGCACAGATTGCACAGTTACCGCAATCCATGACCGGGATAAGCGATACAGATGGGATTGCTCCCAACTTGTTGTTGCCATCGCTGATCTTGACATGCAAGTCGCTGACGTTCTCTACTGCGTTCTCATAAGCTGCCTGTGCCTTTGACAGACGAGTCTTCATTCCTTCCTTACCTAATGTCCAGTAATTTCTACTCATAATTCTAATTTTATTGGTTAAACTTGGGGAACAAAAAACCGGCGTGTCTCACGACAGACCGGCTTGAACCATTTAAACAAAATTTAGTTATGATATGAGTAGTCAGCCGATATTGGCTGACCTGTTTGGCTAATCTTTCGGTACGTTCCAATGGAATGAAATCGTCGCTTCGTCTTCGTAGATGGAGAACGATATTAATAGCTTTGCGTCTCCCTCACGCTCGTCATCTATGTACTGCATGTACGCCGGAACCATGTAGGTCGTTAGGTGACATTCGTCTTCAGTCAAGTTTTTTATGACTGCATTTCCGAAATCATCAAGCTTGTCCGTGCTTCTGTAGGGCTGCGGGATGCATTTCAGCTCGACAACATTGTTCTTTACGGTGGCCATTACCGGAACACCGGCAATGAATCCTAGATACGTATTACCTGAGAATGCGTAGCTTCCGTCGTCGAACATATTCTCTTCCCACCAGTCCAGCATGACATTCTTGTTGTCAAGGGGTGCTGGAGTAAGCTTGTCTACATCGATTATCTTCTTGATCTTCTTCATAATTCCTCATTTTATTTGGTTAAACATTGAATCGGTTACCGAATCAGTAACCGACTTTTGGCTAGAATGGTCCCCGGCTGGCGCCTTACTCTATAAGTTCGATCTAGAGAGCTTTAGCTCGAAGGATTACCTCCAGTGAATGCACTGGAGGAGATCCTTCGTTGCAGAAGCTTTTGTGAATTGCTGCCGGGCCACCATTCTTTAGGCGGCGAACCTTACGTCTTACTGATGATTACTTATTCTCGCTCTTGGCTTTCTTCCATTCAAGAATCTTGCCCTGGATGTCAATGTTAGACTCCTTGATGAGCTGCTTGAGAACACCGAGCATTCTCCAACCCTCTTCGCCGTAGAGCTTTGATTTAGACTCAAGCTCCTTTAATGAGTTGGTCTCTGACATCTTTCGTCCGTTCTTCATGAATCTTGCTCCGTGGAACATGATGAGGTTTCTCATCGTGTAGTAGGAACCAGAACCCTTGTAGGCAGTAATGAACGCATCAGCCTGCTTGGTATCCCACGCGAGATGCTTGCGGTTCTTGTTGAACTTGCGAACGGCATCGTAGAGTTCCTTGTAGGTTTCTACAGCACTCATCTTGTTGGCAAGGTCACGGAGAGGATTGTATACCTTTCTCTCCAAGTCAGCGACGAAGATGTTTTCGTTTTGAAGACGGATATAAGGATTACCCTTGCAGGTATGCTTGTATGTCTTCTTCTTGTTTCCATCCTTGTCTTCCTTGACAGTGTAGATGCACTTGTCGTCGATATAGCTGCGGAGCTTGCTGATGTAGTCAATAGCCATGTCGTGTGCTACAACTCCGTTGAACCAGCGGTTTCTCGCCTTGAGATTCTCGTAGTCCTTGTGGTCACACATCTTCATCTGAGCATACAGCTCGTTCTCCAACATGCGCCACTGGTACTCGTAGCCTTTCTTCTGCAACACCTCGTTGAATGACTTGCCGTCCTTCTCCATGTCTCGCAACATGTGAAACATCTGGCTCATCACCCAACGACGGAAGAGCTTCCAGTTACTTACGTATCCACCCTCGACAATCTGCTTGCCTACAGCATCGATGGTCGCATCGTCCATGTCTACAGGAACTGCTGCGCCATTTTCGATCTTGATAAGCTGGTCGTCACCGAGAGGGAAATATTTACTAGTATCAACGCCTGCTGCCTTAAGAGCTTCGAGACGCATCTGCGCCTTGGTCTTCTGGGTAGCTGCTGTAGCCTCTACATTGTTAGTTACGATGTTCAAGTTCTCACCAGTGATTGTTACAATCTGCTTCATAATTCTAATTATTTTAAATTGGTTACTAAAAATTTATTTAACTCTAGTGGATGAGGCTTACGCCCCACCCTTGTTTGGCTCAATCCAATCTCTGAGGATAATCAGGTCCCTGTCATTTTCAGACCTCCAGAACCATGTTCCCCATCTGTTCTCCCACGCAAGGTTTCCTCTTAGAAGCTGAATCAGTATGTATAGCTCCAGCTTACATCTAGCTACCTCTCGTCGTTCACCGTACATCATGTCTTCATCGGAGAGTTCTTTCTCAGGCAAAGCCTTGAAGTAGTAGCGGCGATGTGATTCAGAGCGTTCAGACGGCACAGAATGCTTGTATGCCTTGTATCTCTGCTCTATTGCGAACAGGACTACTGCATGAGTCAGGTAAGGTGTATCTTTCGGCTTATCTTCCTCGGACATTACTACCTTGCCATTCACCCTACATGTTCTCTTCTGGAAGTTGATGGTGAACTTTGCACCATTCTCAACTGCATTGATAATCTCGTCGTATGTCATAATTCTATTGTATTGGTTAATAGGGATAGTGCTTATTCTAGCACTATCAAATTGGCTTCTTCGAGTTCATCCTTACTCAGTACATCTTCATCTTCTCCGACGTGGATATAGAACTTATCTCCGTTCGCCCACTCCATTGCACGCATATACAACCAGTGAGCATCCTCGATAGAGAATCCGTCTGCACTTACAGAATCAAGCATCTCACCCATGCAAACTTCTGACGTTTCGTACTCTTTCTTGATTTCCTCAAGCTTCTTTAGTAATTTGCTGTTCATAATTCTTAAATATTGGTAAATAGGAGTGCGCTCAGAGAATCTGTTGCGTAACTATAAGGTCTTGATTAATACTGTATCTGAGTCCTGACGGATCCAGGTAATCACCTGGATGCTCAGGATGATTGATACCGTATTGTACAATCTATTCTCCTTGCGCACCATTCGGCTCGCAATAACCTAGACTTATCTCATGTATTATGTTGCATGGATATATGTTCTTGATTCGACCCCGTGTTTGGATACCAGCGCCTGCGGTGATAACGGCAGGCGCTGGTATACCACTCACGGGTTATTAAACCTCATACTCTTGATAAGTCGTGATGCAATTCACATGGTTGTTTGTAGGTACACTCATAGGTCTGTTGCCTTACTATAGGCTGATGATTTAACCCGCTTGCCGATACGCGAGATTGCTGGTATTACCAGACATATCGCGTTGATACAAGGCGGGTTGAATAAACCGACACCTCCTCGTGTACCTCGTTGGCAATAACGTTGTCTTCATCTGAGAGCGTGGCACGTAGCTATAGCAGCTTGATTCGAGGGCTGTTGTAAGCCGCCGGATGGCACTGGGATTCCAGTGAAGGCCGGCGGCATGTAAACAGCACTATAAATTCACTCTCCTCTGAAGACTACCCTCGTGCTAGGGTAATTCCCTGACCGGTGGCTAGGCACAATACTTTATGTTTCTGATTTGACACAGGATTCGCCAGACTCAGGATCCGGGTGTTACCAGGATCCAGAGTCTGGTTAAGAAACCTGTTTCGTAAACTATTGCCATCCGTCAGTGAGTGGTGGTGTGCGCCACCTGCGAGAGTCATGCGGACCGGCACATCTCTGTACTTCATTGATGAGCTACGCCTTGTGCCATATGAATGATCCAGCTGTCTCAAGTTGTAAACTTGGATAGCTGGATCAATCAGATGATGTTATAGAGGCGTTGCCTGAATCTGTCCGTCCTTCTCCCACGTCCGTGTGCTCGGTTACAGAGTCTGCCGGTCAGAAGATGCTGCGCATAGCTATATCAGATTGATAATGTCCGGTTTAGGACGAGCGTAGGACCCTCTCTTACTAAGAGATTGGTCCATGCACTCCGCAACCGGGATATTTAAAACCTTGCGTCTTCATTCCGGCAAAATCCTTGCGCTAGGATGCTCATCTACAGAGTATTCACCAATGTGTTGTACGCTGCCCTGCTCGTTCGCAAGGCATTCTGAGCACAGCCGATTGATAGATACCCCTTGATTTCGCTCTCTGTCTTACTCCTGTTGGCTTTCACGTTTCTGCCACGACCTCGGTCTATGCAACCTACAGCCTGAGTCTTCACGTATCCGAGACCACCGACCTTTCTCTTGCCTGTCTTGACCGCACGGATGCAGTCCATGACGAAGGTGTTGAGTTTGTCGATGTCCTCTTTCACGTTTATGACCGGAAGAACCTGAGTCGACCAGGAATAATCGCAGTACCCCTTGTAAAGATACCTGTTTACTGCATTGATGGCTTTCGTCATCGTGGTATCACGTTTCTTTATCGTCCTCTTCTCAATTTCCTTCTGAAAGGTCTTGATACGTGTGGACGACAGGGAGATATTGTGACCCTTGATGGAATATCCGAGGAACTTGAACCAGTGATTAGCATCAAGATACTCAACCTTCTTTGGGTTGAGCGTCATCTGCATCATCTCCAGCTCGCTCTTCATGATATCCATGGCTTTCGCATAGTCTTCACCGACAAACAGCGTATCATCTGAATAGCGGACGTAATATCCGTTAAGCTTAGATAGCTTGTCGTCAAGATGATAGAGAATGACATCAGCCAGCCATGCAGCAACAGAGCATCCCTGTTTTAGGGACTGATACTTCTCGCAGAGGTTGTTGTCCTCATCAAAATAGATATCCGTGTGATAGTAGTCACGAATGACATCTATCAGCGCAGACTTTCCGTACTTCTCCTCTACCTTGTCAAATGCCCAGTCGATGAACCGAATAGGCACAGAATCAAAGTACTTGGAGAAGTCACCTTTCCATCCGATGATTTTTCCCTCTGCCGAGTATATTATCCGAGACACTTCCTGCACCACACGGCCGCAGCCGATACCTTTCTGGTATGACGTACAGCGTGGATGCACCATCTCTGGCATCAGCTCGAACAGGAGGTCGTTTGCTATGCTCAGTAGGATTCTGTCTACAGGTTCATTCACATAGACCGTACGGAAATCTCCGTTGTCTTTCGGAATCTTTGCTGTGTGTGGCGGCATTATCTTGTAATTACCGCTCTTGATCCTCTGATACATAGCCAGACGAGCCTCAGGTGTCGTCAGCTGATACATTACTGCTTTGTTCATGTCCTTGAATAAGCCTTTCTCGATGGCATACTGCCATCTGGCTTTTTCGAAGAACATCTCTAGGATTCTGTCTTCATTCATAATTCTTATGTTTTGGTTATTGGTAGGGAGATTGCTCTCCCCCGTTTGGCTAGTCGATGTGCTGGAGTGCTGCGCTGTCATCTTCTTCGGATTCTCTCCAATACTCCTGATCTGGTTCGATCTCGATAACCTCACCTGAGAAATTGTCAGCGTCAAGAATAATATCGCTATTATTATAGGCATCCTGCACTTTCTGTACGGCTTCATTCTCACTCTCAGCATCAACGCTGACTACCTTGTTCAAATGTTCTGTGACTGATACGTAATATCTCTTCATAATCTTTAATAATTTGGTTAATAGTACGGAGCCATGACGCTCCGCTTTTATGGCTTGTATTCTTCCTGCTTGATACTGACCGCATCACCGCACATGTAGTATGTACTGCTTTCACTGAGGTCGAGTCCGTCTTCTCCGTAGATATACTCCTCAATCTGCTCTTCTTCCCATGAATCCGGGCAGTTCTTAATCAGTCTTACTTCTGATGCCGAATAATCTAAAATCGCTATATTCATAATCTCATAATTTGTTGGTTAATAATGTCAGAGGGAATGCTCCCTCCGTTTTTAGGCTACCACTCTTTGTTGTAAGCAAGTTTTCCTTCTCCAAATTTACGCATTTGGTCTGTAAAATCCTTGAAATTTACTCCTATTGCCCACTGCCCACCATAATGATCGCAGGCTATATAATCCTTGCCATACGACGGACCGCATCTTTTACAAGTGTATATCCACATCTTTAGTTTCCCAACGATAATGGTATATCCATCTTTCAAATCGCTATAAGCTGCACGTAAATTTGCCGTGCGAGTTCCTAAATTAACTTGTGTCATAATTCTCTTTGTTTAATTGGTTAATAGTGATAGCCCGGAGGCTATCTTTTAGGCTAATGCGTTCAATACTCTGTGGGCGTTGTATGCGACAGGATTCTGATACTTCATCTCCGCATTGATTCTACGCTCACAAATCTCAATGCATCTCTCGTGTACAATATTCTCGGATAAGGCATCAAACTCGATATGGGTGCTGCCAGATGATGGCTTGCCCACACAATACTTGTGCCCGTCACGATAGCACACGATTCTTCTGTTCACTCTGTAGATAGTTCTACTTCCCTTCTGTGAAATTGTAATCTTTCCCATAATTCTATTTAATTGGTTAATGGAAGAGGAGCATGCAAGCTCCCCTTGTTAGGCTGTTTCTTTTAGTTTGATTCCATTCTCTTCGAGAGCGTCTTTAATCAGCTCGTCAGAGTCCTCGTAGTACTCTCCCCAGCAGGAATCAATCTGTTCCCAGTCGTAGTCGTCCTCCGGCTCACGACCTATTTCCGTGAAGACTTTCTTGTAATGGACTTTCTTCTCCAAGACGAATCCCTTGACATCTCCCCACATCCAAAGACCTATGCACTTAACCTCATGCTCAAATAAGTCCAAGGCTCGCTTTCTCCAGTTTTTTGTATTAGTGTCACAATACTTGGAGAAACGCTCCTTGTCGCAGTAGGCATATCCGCTGACATAATCTCCCTGGCTGTATCCAGTAGAAGACCACTCGTAGAATGCAATATCCTTGCAGTCATGCAGAAGATACGTGAAATCGTCCTCTTCGAGGATATCACAAAGCTCCTCTCTATAGTCGAATCTCTTCAAGTCGCTCGGACAGAACTCTTCGTGGTTGTACCACTCACCCTTGTACAGATTCTCAAGATACCACATGTGCTCGCTCTTGTCATAGCGCATACGGAAGCTATCGACATTTTCGCTATTGATGTAGTCGATGATCTTCTTTTGTGACACATATTTGCAGACAAGCTCTTTCAAAGCATCCTCTGCATTCTTAGCGTCAACTTCGCTGCTGCAAACACGAGACAGACCTCTATTGTATCCGTAGTCGGAATAGTCCCAGAAGTAAACTCCTACCAAATCCCATGCAGTGCAAGGGCAGTCGGCATCCTCATCCTGGTAAATGGTGATTCTGTAATCACCGATTTCCTTCTTTGCAAATTCGTAACTCATATCTAATATCATTTAAATGGTTTAACATTGAATATCCCCATGCTAGGGGATATTGTTAGGCTTCCTCGTAAGCTTCCTCCATCATAGAGTGAATCTCTTCAAGTTCGTTCGAGAAATTGTACTTGATGTTGTATGTACCGAAGGCTTCGAAATACCACTCTTCAAGATATTCTCTATCCTCGTTAGCCTGTTCGCTGTCCTCTGCGGCATCAAGTCTGGCTACCATCTGAGGATACAAATCGTAGTAATCATCACCATCGTAGTCTGATGCCCACCACACACCTGTTCTGTGCTTAGGGTAGTCCTCGTACAGATTGGCAAAATTTCCATCCATGTGCTGGTCATTAAGATGGAGATATTTCTTCATCTCTCTGTTTGCCTTATGGGTAAACTCCCACGCAAGAGACTGGATATTCTTTTCGAATATATCGGCAATGTATTCTTCTAGATCCTCTGCGTCATCGAAATTTTCAAGACACTCACGATAGAGACTCTCGATTACCGCGGCAAAGCTTTTTACACCGATATAATCGGCTACTTTCTCGATAACTTCACCCTTGTTGTTCATAACAACTTCTACAATATTCTTTTCCATAATTCATCTGTTTAATGGTTCATAATGGTTCACCACATTATCGTGGGGAGTTTTAGCCACATATGGCAATGTCGCCATAATTTCTGAAGAAATGCTTGTATGCTTCAAGACCACTGGCAGCTTTCAAGTCTGTGACCTCTAGCTTACCGGTATCCTTGCGTACCTCTGCAATAGAGTATGTATTGTCGTGCGTCCACTTGATGAGGTCCACACGCCTAACAGGATTCTCTACTGACTCAACGATTTTACACTTCAGTAAATCGTCATTCAGGATTTTCTCTAAATCACTCATAATTCTGTAATCTTTGGTTAATAGAAATCCCCACCCGTGAGAGTGAGGATTGGTTTGGCTAATCGAACTCACTTTCGTCCTGCTCGTACCACCAGTCCTGGAATCGATTCGCAACCTCTTCCAGTGCATACTTTGCAAATGTGTCGTAGATGTATCTGCTCTCGCCCTCGTTAAAAGGAGCATACAGAGCCTTGCCGATAGCATCATAGGTGACAGATTTGTCGTCCTTGAAATTCCCGAAGCCCTTAATCATCGTGATAAGGTCTTCACCCAAATCATCGGCAAGCTCGTGCATATTCTCCATGATAGCACTCTTGTTCTCGTTCCAGAACTTGCTTGTCTGATAAGGATAACAGAATCCAGTGTACCCGTCATTTGCATTTCTGCAACTATCGAGAGAATTAAGCAGTGTGTCTTCATTAACACCGCCAAGCTGCTCTACTACGACATATGCCATCTTTACGAATGATGGATTATCATTTTCATTGATAAACGCATCCCATACTTTCTGTATATTCATATTTCTGTATTTTGGTTGATAATAGAAACGAGCAAGCGCACCATACGCTTACCCGTAATTTTAGCCGAAAACCCAGATAGCCGTAGTTCTTGCACAAATGGCATACAGCTTTCCGCTGTGACCACGGAACAGCATTCCGTTGCATCCGTACACACCGGAAGAATAGCCTACCTGACTATATTCTTCCGGGATGGCTGCACGGCTTGAACTGTGTGTTATATCCTTGGCAGCTCCTACTCTAACGAGTCTCTTCAACTCTTTCTGTGTCATTTTCTCCATGATTCTTTAATTTTGATGGTTTAACATGGTTTCTGTGCAGATAGACTGCACAGAATGTTTGGCTAGAACTTGCGAGGTCGCATGCACGATTGCTCAATCTCCTGAGCTTTCTTGTCTGCACGCGCTACACGTCTGAAATACTCGCTCTTGTCGAGGTTCTTGCGTCTGCACTCCTCGCTGATAACTGCCTTGTGACTCGCTACGAGCCTGGCAAGGAACTTTCTGTCTCCGTCTGTCATAATTCTGAATTTGATTTGGTTAATAATTGGAGGCGTAGCAAATAACTACGCCGGGTCTGGTCTAAAGCTGTACGTAAGAAGCCACTCGCCATTTAATGCGCTGAGAAACTTCCTTGCGGCTCTCTCTCCCCATCCTCGTGGCTTGTACGCATCTTCTTTCAAATACTTTTCTACAAGCTTCTCTAGCTGAGTCTTTTCTTCTGCTGTCATAATATATTCTGTTTTGGTTAATAGCAGGCAGTACATTATCGTACTGCCCATTTTTGGCTAGAGATTGTACAGCGGGCTTTCGGAAGCATACAGAATCGTAGGACCGGTAAGGATGGAGAACGCACAAGGGTCGAAACTCTCGATTTTCTTCATGCTCTCGATTTTCTTCTGTATCTCTGCTCGTATGGATGACAGATTAAGTCTACCGTCAATAGGCATGACAGAATCCATGCCCACCATTTCCACAATACTGAAATCATCTGTAAATCTCATGTTCACAAGGTCAAACTTGTTAATCTTGTGATAAAATTGTACCCATCTACTCATAATTCTACATTTTGGTTTATAGGAGAGGGAGATAAAACTCCCTCAATTTTAAGCTAGGTACTTCTTGATGAACTCTTTAAGCTCGTTGAGCCGCTCGTCAATCTCCTCTTTGCTGCATACGCAGATGAAACGTGGAAAACAAGTATCCGTTATTTCTCCCATGTCATTCATGACACAGGCAAAACAACTTATATACCCTTCGCCGTTTTTATTGCTAACGCTAACATCAAGGCTCAGTCTTGATTGATTTTTCAATACTTTTTTTTGGATTTCCTGCAACTTAGGCAAAATCGTAGAGAGTATGTACTCTACATTCTCTTTGTATTCTTCATCTATCATAATTCTTAAATATTGGTGAATAGTATGCGTGACAACCGCCACGCACATTTAGCTCATGCACAATACTGCAATCTCAGAGAAACTCTTGGAGATAGCCTCTTTGCTACGATAATCTCTGTAGCCCTTAGTATTGTTGTTATGCCACTGGCGCGCTGCAATCTTGATTTTCTCCATCTCATGCATAAGCGCACGCTCAAAATTCTTCTGTGATTTCTTGTCTAACATAATTCAATTTGTTTAATGGTTTTACATAGTATGCCCAGGAAAATGCCTGAGCACATTTTTGGCTACTCGTACTTGTTGAGCAGGAAAATCAGAATACAGCCGTCTCCGTTCATGAGCATCTGACATTTGTTCTCATCTGTAATGATGTTGGCGCAAATCTTTGCGAACATAGGAAACGGCTCATCCTCCATCTTGTCATGATATACTGCCAGGTATGTTCCCGGCAGCAGAGGACGAGAATCCTCAGGATCGCCGCCGAACTCATCGCACACCTGTATAGAACATAGAACTCTCTGGATAGATGTGTGTGTACACATATCTTCCTCGCAGTCCATGCCCATCATGATATCAATTAACTCACACTTGCTTAATTCCTTTGTTATCGTCTTGTACATATTCTTAATATTTTGGTTAATAGAAGAGAGGAGCGGAAACTCCTCTCAGATTTGGCTACTTTCTGAGACCTACGAACATCGTAGTTCCCTCTGATGTGTGATAGCCGTTCAGCTCTGAAATCTCGTTAGCCTGAGCTAACACCGTTTTCCTCAGCATCACGTTCGCTCTGTGACAGTTCACGCTGTCAACGGATACGACTACAAGTGCAAGACACACGATAACAAACACTGCGATAAAAATTCTCTGTTTCATAATTCTGTAATTTAATTGGTTATATTTATCGTACTGCCCAAATTGAATGAGCAGTTTTTAGGCTGAAATTTTCCAAGCACAATTATCGTACTTTTCAAATCTCTCACACTCCAGGCAGGATGAAATTCTCCAAGCGGAGTGTAGATCTCGGTGGTCGCCGTATCATTAAAAAAAAAAATATCGTACTTCTCCACAAATATACAAGCAGAATCCCATAAAGAACTCCAAGCACATTCAGGAGAATTATCGTACTTGCCAAGCACATGAATGCCGGCACGCTCTGAAAAAATCCAAGCACAATTATCGTACTTGAATAAATAATCTGTCTTGCTTTCATAATTCTAATTTTATTGGTAATTGTTCCGTAGCCACACACGACAATTATCGTACTGGCTACAGATTTTTAGGCTCACGCCACGCAGAATAATGTAAGCACACCATTCTTTAGCGACCCGAATTCTACGTGACTCAAAATCTCCTGAGCATCTGCAATGATACTCTCAACCTCGCACATATCGAGGCATTTAATTCTCAGCGTACTCATAATTCTAATATTTTTGGTTATTGTTCCCTACAAGCGTAGGGAGATTTTAGGCGATGCCGGCAGACCAAGCGAATCTTTCTTCTTCATCATTCAGTCTGTAGATACTGGAAAGCATACCAAACAGGCGAGGGCTGCTGTTAACGAGTTCATCGTAGGCATCCTCTGCACTCTGTTTTACATTAATACGCACAAGCGTCTTTCCTATCTTCTTCAAAATCTGTTCTTTCATAATTCTAATTTTTAAATGGTTCATAATTGTAGAGCGGAGATTTCTCCCCGCCCCGTTAGCCAGGATGTGCATCTTTGCACCACGTTTTATCTTTATCGTCTTAACTACGTGGCTCACACCCTACAGATTTTATGCTTCTGCCAGCAGCTTGTTTATTTCTGAGGAGATAAATCTCGCACGGATGACAAGCAACCGATTTCAGTCAGCGTGGATAGTGTGTACCTTGAACGCTGCAATCGTGATTGCACACACTGGGATTTCTCGGGTAACCACTCCCGAACGGCTCACAACACCGAATAGAATATGAATTATGATTTCTTTCTAAAACTCTCATCTCGCTAGATGATACAAATCCCCTAGCCGTCGTGCCGTCTCATCTCATTCGACGCTCACGCCAGGAATTTTTGCGTATCTCTCGGATGGATGTCTCTGAGTAACACGTTACTCTCTCCCATCTCGGTGTGCCTCTCGCACTCTCGATTTACCGAGATACTTCTCTGAAATTTTGGCAATTAGTTCCCTGAGGGAGAATAAATTCTCTCTCTGAGTTAAGCCCACACACCACGACAAGGTTTACCAAATTGTGTGGGAAAAATAAGGACACGACGACCCGCTCCAAGTTGAAAAACCTGGAGTAAAATTTCCCACTGGCTACCTATCAAATAGCCAGTAGGAAAAACTTGATAGCTAGATTTCTCTAGCTACCTTGTTTGTGTTACTTTTGCGCTGCTGCTAACTTTGCTTGCAATTCTGCTATCTGTTTTTGCAAGTCTGTTATACTTTCTCTCTTTTTCTTTGCTACCTTTGCACCACTTGAAAATGCTTGATGTAAAGAGCACAATTTAGAGCCAAGACGCTGCAAACTGTCTATAATAGTAGTCTGTTTGTCTTTGCCGTTGTTATCAAACCAAGCAAAGAAATTAGGTAGTTTATGTTTGCGAGAAAACTCGCTTACAGCAGAGCGAACGCACTCTGTTTGCAAATTGCAGTAGCTTTCGTCTGAAAGTACATACTTTGTAGCTAGTTTGTTATAGCGTTCTCTAGCTACTTCTAGCTCTTTCTTTGCGCTTACTACTTCACTATCTTTGCACTCGCTTAATAGCTTTTTGCGGTAACTATTAAGCACCTCTAAACTCTGTGCTAATACTGCGCTACCTTTGCACTCGCTTACGTAACTAGCTACCTTTGTGCTAATATGTTCGTAGCCTTGAGCACCTTTTAACTCTAAATCTTTCATACCTAAATTGTTTAAATGAGTTACAAGCAATATTGCTTGTTACCTATCTAATTGCAAACAACGTACCAAACAACCAGTAAAAAATTGAGTGTTTATGCATTTAACCTTTCGTAAGTACTTGATTTATAGGCGGTTAGTCGCTTGTAATAATTACAGCGTTTGTCAGTAGTTGTTAAGGTTTGAATAATTTAACGTTTTCGCCAACGTGGCAGACTTGTAACTAGCTAATAATCAATTAGTTATAAAGTTATAGTGGCAGTAATTGTTAAATATTTAACTTAATAAACATTAATCTTTACAAATTGCTAACTAATTGGTTTACAGGTAGTTACACCCGCCAAAGTGGCAGTTTATGTTAAGGTTTTTAACTACTCATGTAATAACCTTTTACTAATTTCGTTAAAATGTATTTAATAAGTTAAACACGAATATTTATACATGTATAAATATGGTAAATATATTTTGGTCAATTATATTGTAATAAGTTTTGATGTTTCACGGATTAGCAATAATGCATAATTATGCAAGTAAATGAATATAAACAAAATTATAAAGTGTTGGTTATTAAGGGGTTACATAAATTTTTTATAAATATAAACCGACAATTTGGAATAATTATAAAAATATTGTTTCACGATGGTTTACACTATATAAACCGACACAAAATGTAATAATTTCAAAAGAAACACCCCCACACCCCCTTTGCAGCTATAAACCAGCGCGGTAGTCACCTCATCTAAAAATTTTTTCTTCCGATTTTTCAGCCTTTTTGTAAAGTTTAATTACTTTCTACCATAAAGGATAATTATGCATATTCATTCATCCGTTATTTATTAACATTTGATAGCATAAACTCTTACTTTGCAGACCAAACCATAAATGTATACCTATCCTTCATTTAATGTATACCTAAAATGTATATTTATACCCTTTATTTACTAGGGTTTACCGGATATTCAGGATATTATCTGTATCTTTGTATTGTCGATATTTTATAGACGACATGTTATAAGGACGACCTGACACGTGTTATCCTTCAGAAAGCCCCTATTTATCGGGGTTTATCCTACACAATAACGGAAAATTAATATTATTATTGTACATAAATGGAAAATGGTATTGCTATAGACACATTGCACGCTCAGTTGCTAGACCTTTTGAGGCATGACGAGTACGGCTTCGAAGCGCTCCGTTGCCAGGACTGGGGTAAGGCAAACTCTGATAAGTACAACAAGCTGAAGTCTACTTTCATCAGGTCAATGAGACGTCTGGCGAAGAAGGCTCCGGTGAAGTACTACAACGGTGCTTACTACATGTTCAACGGCAAGATATACGAAGCTGTTCCGAAGATAGTTTTGGAACAGGCTTACCAGCTTCTGCTCCTCGACCTGGCCATGGCTCCGATGCTCGGCATCAGTACGGTGATGAACAAGTCATTCATGGAGGTGATAGAGTGCTACAACATACTGAGACCTACCTTCGACATCGTTGCATTCGCAAACGGAGTTGTTGACTTCGGCAGCGGTCTGAAGTATCCGAACGTGATGCCGTTCTCTCCCGAGTACCATGTCACATACTACCACCCATACGACTACAATCCGAAGGCGAAGTGCGACAGGTGGATGAACTTCATCAAGGAGGTCCTCCCAGACAGGACGTCGAGGATGATCCTCCAGATGTTCCTCGGTCTCGGTCTCATACAGAGAGGTACTGCATACAATCCGTACGAGGGGAAGGAATCATCGAAGATTGAGCTCTGTCTTCTCCTTATAGGTACGGGAGCCAACGGAAAGAGTGTCATCTTCGACGTTGCCTGCAACATATTCGGAAAGGACAGGATAAGCAAGATGGACTACGCCGACCTCACTGCTGACGGTGACGAGGGAATGAGGGGAAGGTATCCTATAAGGAACGCCATCTTCAACTGGTCTTCCGATTCCGACCCGAAGAAGTTCGGAAGGAAAAATACCGGAATGTTCAAGAGGCTCGTGAGCGGTGAGCCCGTCCCGATGAGAAAGCTCGGCAGGGATATCCTGGAGGGAAACTCAATCCCCTACCTCATCTTCAACCTCAATGAGCTTCCGTTCCCAGACGATGCGTCGCTCGGATTCATCAGACGCTTGCAGTACGTGAGCTTCGATGTCACCATCCCAAAGGAGAGGCAGGACCCGGAGCTGGCGAGCAAGATCATCCGTGAGGAGCTGAGCGGAGTGTTCAACTGGATATTCCGTGGCGCGATGGAGCTGAGGAGCAGGAAGTACAGGTTCCCGGCAGCTGAGGGCAGCAGAAGGCAGCTGCTCATCTCTCTTCTAGGAAGCAATCCTATCTATGCCTGGATAAGGGCGTATGATATGAGGTGTAGCCAAGAAGCGAGGGGTGAGATTTCGGAGTGCATGCTTGCCAAGGAGATGTACGAGAGATTCGTCGAGTTCTGCAAGGCCAACGATGTCGAGGAGAAGGATATCCCTACGATTCAGAAGTTCGGGCGTGATATGAGCGACAAGTACGGCTTCTTCAAGAAGAGGTCACAGGGCGGAATGACGTATCAGGTGTACGGCGCGCAGATGATTGACCTGAAGCAGGAGCTTCTCATCAATGACGTGAAGAATAAATTGCGTGGTGAGGAGGACATCAAGCAGCCTGAGAGCTTCATTCAGCCTGATGATTAACGGTTATAAAACAGATTTCTATGATAGACAAGGAATATATCAAGGAGATTATATCCCGTATCACGAAGAAGAAGGCTGATGGGAATATTGTTCCGGCCACCGCTTCGATGCAGGAGATTATGATTGCTGTCCGCGATGATGCCCTGGAGTGCATGAGGACCATGTGTAACGAGAGGGAGATTGCGGTGAACAGAACGTTGAACAGTGTTTCATTCAAGTGCCTATGAGAAGACATCACAATCCGAACAAAGTGCCGCCGTTCAAGCCAGACCCGGAGCATTGGACTAGAAAGGTTCATTCATGGAAGGCGAAGGTCGCATACGAGACTGAGGATGATGCTTGGGAGTTTCTGAATCAGATTCCGAGGTTGAAGGCACTTGGCTGGCATCCTTACTTATGCAAGGTTTGCTCAAAGTGGCATATTGGTAGGTTACATAATAAATAGTTGAGATATGGAAATTAGAGTTAGCGTTTTAGGAAAGGTCGCTTACAAACAAGGAGCGAGTATGGATGATAAGGCAAAAGCCGAACTATACCCATCAGGAGAGGGTGTGTATGCTGTAATGGATGGAGACGATTTCGTGTGTCTAAGAGTTGTGTCTTCCAAGATTCATGATGATACAAAAGGCGATTATTATGCATGTGTAGAAGAAAACTGGACGCATGCAAAAATCGCAAACTCTATAAATGTTATAGAGCACGAAGAAAGGTTGAAGGATTATATAGACAAGCGTTTCGACGAGTTACAATCATCAATCGAGAATGCAAAGAGTAGTGCAGATAGCATAAATGATGCAGTAGGCTCTATAAAGAGTTCTATTGAGAAGATAGAGAAAGATGGTGTTGGTAGTGGAAAAGGTATCAGCGAGAAGACATTATTGTCTGCTATCGAGATTGTGTCAAAACAGAAATAGTTGAGAATATGAAGAAGAAAGGATATTACGAATACGAAAACGGAATCTACCCTTTGAAACTTTGGGTACACATCGGTAAAGACTTGAAAGAGCTGATAGATTCATGTTTTGACAAGTGCAATGCTCCCGATAGAGATTACGGCGGCGTTACGTATTCAGATGCTGTCAGAAAGAGCGACAATAGACGTGGTGTTCTAGTCTCGTTTCAATGCTCGAAGGATATGTCGATGGACTACTGCTGCCATGAGGCTTCTCACGCCTGCGATGCCATCGAGGATGCCATTGGCATGGAGCACGGCGACGAGCCTTCTGCCTATCTGATTGGCTGGATTGCCTCTTGCATCAACAAGGCTCGTTTGGGCATTGGTGATTTTATTGAAATTAAAGATAAGGAGAAATAGCTTATGATTAGAATAGAAGATATTAAGATAGGGTCTGTCTTGCAGATTAGTAAGGGTAATTTGTTTAAGATTGCAGATTCGGTGTTTGCTGATAAAATAGACCCATTAGGCTCTAGTAATAGGATTCAACATGTTAAGGTTATCGATATAGCTATACCGGATAAAAAATGCGAAATCGTAGCATTCTTTAAACCCGATTTAGCAGCAGTTTGTGTGGATATAGTTGATTTGGCGATGTATTCTATTTTCTCGGATTTTAAAGAAACACCAATCAAAAAAGAATCCGAGAAGAGTGATGCCGACCGCTTCAAGGAAATCACAGACAAGATGAGTGATACCTATAAGCGCAAGAATCACGATTATGGGAATGCTTTTTCCGAAATGTATGATGAGCTTGGTATCAACTACGGCTACGGAAAGATACGAGAGAAAGTGAATCGCATTAAGACATTGAAGGACAATGAGGCGCAAGTTGCTAATGAGCCATTGGAAGATGCTCTTCTTGACTGCGCTAACTATTGTATCTTGACATTGATGGAATATCAAAAACGTAAGGAACATGGAACAGACTGATTACACTTGCAAGGATTGCTTCTTCTTCAAGAATAGAGTTTGTAATAACCCTAATGAGATTAGGTTTACTTCTGAGGAGAATCCATCTTGCACAGATTTCGAGTATAAGGAAATAAAAGTTGAACTTTAAAATATTGTTATCATGGCATTACCATTTGGAAAGACTATCAAGACAAGACACTTCACCGTGCTGAAGTTCAGCAAGAGCTTGTCTAAGAAAGAAGTTGCTTCACTCAGAGAGGATATTCCTGCTGATATCAAGAAGCATTTACAGAGAGGCTCTCTGCCTTTCATCAAGATTGCGAACATTGCCGGTACATGGGGTGTTGAATTCTCTATCGGTACATCAATGTACGCTGCGCTCGATGAATGTGTTCCTGTGGCTGTAGGAGACCATTATGAGTTCTCCAAGGATAATGGAAACATCATCGAGGCATTTGCCCAGCTTATGTATGCTGATACATCGTTGCCTGGCGATGCAGAATACACGGCAGGTAAGTTGAAGCTTCGTGACGAATACATTGCTCGTGAGGCTGCAAGAAGAAACGCTGCTGCCGACGAGGGTAAGACTGAAGAGCAACTTCGCAAGGAAAGCGATGAGGCCGTACAGGAAGTCATCGACAGAGATAAGCACGCCGAGACTCTTCTTGAGATAGCAGAACAGATTAAAAAGGAAGGAGGCAAGGATGAGCGATAAATTGCTTGAGGTCGTTCAAGACCACACTTCCTTAGTACAGGCGCTCCAGTTCATTTTGGAGGCCGCAGAGACTAAGAAACTGCCTCCATACGGTATTCTTCCTGTATTCAATGACGACCTTCTTAATGATAGGCTTAAGGGTATACTTGAGTTGGTTACCAGAGAGAAGTATCCTTAATTGACTTCAAAGTTTTCTTCTACTTATATATTTGTTTTAAAAAGCGAGGGGCAGTATCTGTGAAGACACTGCCCCTCTTAGTTAACCAAAATAATTTGAATTATGCTCAGCAGAAAGAATCTGTGAACATTAATTGTTTGCAAAGGTACTTGGTTTTGCTGAAATTCTAGTAAAACAAAGTTACTTTAACACGAATTTAACTATTCCTTCTTCTTTTGAAAGGTCGCCTGACCATTTTTGAAGATAATGCAGTCCTCGCAGCATCGAGGCATTGATAGAGGAATGTAGTAGTGGACCACATTATTTTCTGTATCAATTTCGTCCTGCTTAATCTTAGAGTAGTCGGCTATCATGGCAGTCGTCTTTTGCCACTCTGGAGAGCCAAACTTCTGCTTGCGCTGAGCGATAACGAGGTTTCTCAGAATCTCTTCCTTCGAGGTAGCCTTAATAAGTTCCTCCTGGGTGAGCTCATCGGCGTTCTCGTTCTTCGCTTTCTTGCCCTGTACCTCTGCGATTCTCTTCTGAACGGACTCCTTGGCTTCTAGCTTATTCATCTCGTTTTCGAGGAAAGATTTCTCCCACACACCTATTCCTTCTCCTTGGAATGCGATGGCCCAGCTGTCACGAACAGACATACCTGAGCCACGGAGGCTGGCGTAGATGTAATAGCGAGGGTCTTTCATCTTGAGAGCCTTCGCCTTCTTGTATGTATCGACGGATAATGTATATCCTTTTGTTTCTTCAATCATAATCTTATTTCTTTTTATTATCCTTGAATGCAAATACTGTGTAGCAGTAGCAAACTATTATTGGATTGCTAATACAAATCGGAAACCGTCCTTGACAATATTTCCATTATGCTTTATATTGTGTGTTCTCAAGTAGCCGCGGCCCATTCCGTTGTCTCGCTCTGCATTCCTCATAGAATCATACCAAGAAACCAAGTACCCTTCAGAGTCATATTTGAACACATGTATCACTTTCGAAAAGCCTCTACCAGGCTCATATTTCTTTAATGGCTCTCCATGGAAAGCAAAACGATAGCCTTTGTAGCTTTTTGTCACACCCTGACATGCAAGATACAATCCTCTACGCTGAACTCCTAGTTCTTTACAGACCTCGTTGCTACAATCGAAAGTCTTTAGGAAAGTACCTTTCATATCATAAACGTCAATAGGTCTATTGTTACCATTTGCAATATATGACTCTTTTAGACGCTTCATGTGATTACCATAATTTATATTATACTTCTGTGTACACCACTCTAAGTTATCGTGCCTATTGTTTGACTTATCTTCATCCTTGTGATTTATAATCGGAAAGTTGTTTGGATTTGGGATAAATGCAGATGCAACAAGTCGATGGACATAAAAACGTCTTCCTTTATTGAATTTCCAAAGTGAAACGAATCGGTAACCATGCCCATTGTCGCTATGTGGCAGAATGTGTCCTTTTGCGATTTGTCCTCCAGAGTTCGGTTTCACTCTGTCTAAAGAGCGAACTCTTCCCATGTTGCTAACCTGATACATACCTTCGTATCCTTCAATGTCTTTCCAAATTTCAATACTGTTATCCATCCTCAGTGATTTTAAAAGTTACCTCAGTGATTAAAAGAATGGGAAGGCCCACTGAGTTAGCCTTATCAGTTGGTAGCTACTCCAACCTATCCCAATGCAAATATACGAAAAATGCTGCATATTTATACAGTAATTTTCATTATTTTCTCCGAAAAACTAGCTCAACACGGCAAGCGCAGTTGGGATGCGCCGGGATTACCATCGTATCTAATGGATGTATATACCCACATAGGTCATCACACACCGGGCAGTTGTAGCTACTGCCTCTGTGAACGAAGTATCCAACAGCTCCACTCTCCTGCCCATACTCCTGCTCTGCCTGTCCCCATGCTAAGGCAATCACCTGAGAGGCGTTTCTTACAATGTTCTGATAGGCGTTCTTGTAGTATCCCTTTCCGTAAGAAGGAACATCGATGTTGATATCCTTTCTCTTCGCTTTGGTGATGACTGATGTGTGATATGGGTCTTTATAGCCTGTGCGGATGGAAGACAGGAGCTGCTGGTCTGAATATCCCATCAAGGTTCCAGCCTTGATCATCCTTACAATATCTTCAGCAAAGTTTCCGAGATAGACGGCGTTTCTTTCGGATGTCGTCTTTCCGTAGATGTCGCTGACGAGAAATGATTCTATATTCTCGCTGTCAATCCCGAGAATCTTGCACGAAGCCTTGGAGTAAGCAGAGATGTAGCTGTTGATACTCTCCTCTGCCTCAGCAGTAACATTCTTGGCGTAAGAGAGCAGGGCTGACTCGTTTGTGAGCCTGCCCGCACCTCTGTATCGCTTACTTGCGGTAATTATCTTCTGTGTCGATTTCCAGAGAATATCTGATATGTGGCTCTCGCAGTTTCGGATTGCCTGCAAGCGTTTTCTGCTGTAATCGACAGAACGTTTTAATTCATCCATAGGCTATTAATTCTTCTTGTTGAATTCGTTCCAATGTGACTCCCCTAACCTGTTGCCGTTGGAATCGGTGTTAAATTTATTGGGGCGCCCACGCTTTCTTCCGTTACCGGTATTTACTGAGGCTGAGTATCCGTTAATCTGAGCTGTAGCTTTCTGCTCCTCGATGGCATTCTCTGTTTCGTTATCCGCACGCTGAATATCCATGAGGAGGTCTTGCTGATCCTCTTCCTTCTTCTCTCGCATAATGCGGTCGTATTCATCGTTAACTGGGAAGTCTGGGCAACGCTCAGATGCAGTCTGCTTTGAGAGGAAGTTGTTCTGAACAGCTGTCGCTAAGTTTGTTATTATTTCAGATTTATTCTGATGCACATAGATTTCCACCCAAGCGTGAATAGGAAGACCGGTCATAGTGGCCATGCAGTTTTCTTCAACTCCGATACCATACTTTGAGATACGAACAAGTTGATCCAGGAACGGATGCATCTTCTTGGCATCGTTCTCAGCAACCTCGATAGCAGGAGAATAGAGCAGCTTGATGGCAACGCCCGGAAGGTCACCTGACTTCAGCTCCGGTGGCTTTACTGTGAACGAAAGCTCATAGATGAGGTCATACGACTTGTTGAGCTGTGTCGCAAATGCATCGGAAGCGTCCGTTCCGTTAATGAAGTCAGCATCACCATTCGTATCGGTAATCTGAATCATCTTAGCAGATCCGTCTGTATCTCCAACAACGGTAATGTCGTCACCATCGCCCTTCAACTTCATTATAGGGAAGGCGTAAGCCTTGTTGTTCTCGCAGAGATAAGAGAAAGCTTCCTCGTAGTCCTCGATGTTCTTCTGTACAACAGACCAGCATGGGCCGTCATCGTTTCTTACGTATGCAACAGGGATAAATGGGAAGCCGTGAGCTTTCTCTTCAACGCAAGTGTAGTCGTCGATTCCGAATATCTTGGCAATTCTCTTGATAGTCTCCTTGACCTTGCCTTCGTTAACTTGCTTCTTGAAGCGGTAGAATGTCTTGTCATCCCACACCTCTACCCATTCAATCTTTTCATTACCTTCCTCGTCGAAGTCGTAATACTTGCGAGCAAACACAACGAGTTCACCAGTAAGAGGGTCGAACTGAGGATACAATGTGTCTCCTCTATCGAAAGCTAATGTGCGAGTACCGAATTTCTTGTTTTTATCGAAGAATCCGACTACAGCAGCCTCAGCAACCTTCATGTACGAACTTACTGCCTCATAGTGACGAATCTCCATATCGTGCATATACCATCCCTTCTTGAACTTGGCAAGGAGATTAATATACTTTTCCTGTTTTTTCATCTCAGGATCACCGGCAAGCTCAAACTGAATATCGTTACCTGTCATATGGAGAACGTGCTTCGTATGAATAACTTGCTGGAAAGCAAATGCCGTTCTTTGAATCTCCTGGACATACCATTTCCCGTCTTCCGGATTCTTTCTCCAGATGTCAGGGTAGAGATCCTTGTCGAAGATTTTGTGGGACGTAGGATAGAACTCACGAAGGAAGTCCTTCTGAGTCTTAATCACTCTGTACAATGTATCTTGCGGCATCTGAGGGTCTTCATTATCGGACACCTCGTTCCTGCAATAGCCATCGTGGGTCATGTACCCCTTTGGCGTGATTTCAAAGAAAGGCTTCTTTACGAGAATCTTTCTGAAATTTGTTACCTTGATAGCATCCATAATCCTTTTACCTTTTTATTTTTCTTTTTTGTTAAACTGAATATCATTACGTAGAACCAAGACTCAAAGAAGTCAGGCGAGTGCCCGACATATTTCTTGGCAATCTTCTTAGGTAATAGCTTGAATCCCCTATCATCGCTATTCTCGTCACGTCTGAGCATCTTACGCTCCTTCTGAAGAATCTGTCTGAGAGGAACCTTGTCAAATCCGTTTCCGGAATACTTTCTTTCAAGCAGGGCCGAGTCGATGGAAATCTGCTTCTCTTTTATCATCTTATAGAATAACCATGCGCACTGAGACTTCAAATCCTTATATAGGTATTTGATTCCTTCTTCTTCCTGATGATTCCTAGCGATAGGTGCTGCCTGGTTGTTGAATGGGACGGCATCCTTGAAGAATCCCTTAAAGTACTGACCGATACCCTGCATATCGTAAGTGAAGTTACATTCCTCGACACCCCACTCTCTCAGCTTGGCCTCAACTACCGAAACGAGTGTCTTAGGGTCCAGCCTCAGAACAACCAAGTCTTTACAATGCCATCCTTCCCAAAGCCACATTACGAAGTTATCGCCTCCGGTGAATGCGATATCGGCAGAAGCTCTGCGTTTTCCATCTCCTATCTGTTCTGCATTGTCGTAGATTTCATCAAGGTCTTCCATCTTGATCATGTCATCACCGGCAGCTTTCCAGTTCCAGTTAGCTTCCAGGTCTCGCATGCGCTGTTCCTCGTCCTGTTGGGCAAGGTTGGCGAGATATGAGGCATCGGTAGAGATAAGCTTAATGTTCTCTGATACGTCAGCGCGAACGAATGTTGCCGACTTGATGAACATTTCGAGCTTCGTGTATCCAAGTTCCTCGTAGCTGTCCTTCCAGAGGCTATCGATGATGCCCTTGCACTGTTCGTATACCTCTTCTCTTGTGTTACCCCAGTAGATAGAGTCCGGTGTATCACCATCCATGAAGCAGTAGCGGATAACTCCATCTCGCTCCGGTATTATGTATCCATTCTCGTCAACCCACCAGTCGATGAACTTTCGCACCCATGATTCCGGGTCAGGGTTACAGGTAATCCAGAATCGGTTTCGTATGTGAGCTGCGTTTCGGTTGTTGGTCAATAGGTACTTGAACTTCTTGTATGGACACTGAGTACCCTCATCGATGCAGACATAGGCATACTGGCGCCCCTGGAATCGTGTCTTGAAATCCTGATAGGCTCCTGCGTAGTACGAGAATTTGAGCCATCCTCCGTTGTCGAAGTTCCAGGTCATATCGTTCTGTGACTTATTGTAAGTTCCAAATTGGGAGAACAATTTGTAAGAGTCTGTCACCAAGGACTGCAAGTCGTCTTTTTCGTTACGAAGAATTGTTGCATGAAAATCTGGATTTTTGATATCCTTCAGAACTTCCATAAGGGAAGAGAAGGACTTGGAGTTGTGAGTGACGATAAAGTCCTCGACAACGAATAGTGAGTCCGGATTCTCAACGGCGATGCAACAGCAGTTTCGCTTGCCGACCGGTTTACAGCTGACAATCCTCCTCTCTAATTCCTTCTTTCTGTAATCGAATCGAACCTCCCATTTCTTGTTTGACTTCCTTTTTACGTAGCAAACAGAACCGAGACTATCAACCAGATACTTGAAATCGAATGCTTTCTTTCTTGTCTTGAAAGTCTTCTTCCAGTATTTTCCGGAAAATCTACCCGATGTTTCGATGATACGTCTTAAAGACTCAGTTCTCTCAGCGACAGAGGCTAGGCCGAACTTTTCATCAAACTCTACAGGTTTTACGCAGGGAATAGTGATGTCGTAGCCTTCGTTGATGTAACTAGCTATCTCACAGGCAAGATGTGGTATAAATCTCCTGTCGCCATCGATAGATACATTCCAGATATGGTCATCCGAGCATACTACACTCGATCCGTCAGATAGTTCAATTTCGTAGCAATCTCTATCAGGATAATCGATTCGACTTAATACTCTATGTCCCTTACCGTCATGTCCTATTACGGTGTCGCCATATTTAAGATGCTTGATTTTAATGAATCCTCTAGTAGTTAACACTCTCGTGTCTTCATCCAGAGGTCCACCTCGCGAGCCGCCAACTATCTTAATATCTGCATCAATAGACAGCATGCGCTCCTGACCGCCACGCTGAGCTATAATCTTCAGCTTGTCGGGATGCTTCTTATCGGCGTCTCTTAATGATTGGATATACTCTTGAGTATAAATAGGCTCACCGTTATCCAATTTTAATCCTGAAAATACTTCCTTTTGCATAAACATACATTTAATACTGCAAAAATATACAATTTTTCTTGGATAATTGCATATTTATTCATATATTTGCAAAATAAAAGGTATATTTATACGTTTTCGAGGTGGAGGGACCACTTTCGGGATAACATTTTAATCAAAAAAACAACATGACAAGAGAGGAACTCTTAGCATTAGTGAACAAGGAGGTTGATACCACCAAGTTCAAAGAACTTAGCCAAAAGACCATCGATGAGGAACTTGATGATGTTTTGGAAGATTTCGGTGATGACGAGGAAGCAAATTCCAAGTTGGTTACCAAGTTAGCAAACCGTCTGAAGCGTATCAACGGCAACTTGCACAAGAATATCTCTGACGAGGTAAAGAAGAGCAAGGAGGAGGCTGAACGCAAGAAGAAGGAAGAGGAAGAGGAGCGCAAGCGTAAGGAGGCCGCCAAGAATGGCGATCCTGACGACAAATACAACGAGCTTCTCAAAGAAATCAAAGCCCTCAAGGAAGCTAACGCAGAAAGAGACAAGAAGGCTGCAAGGAAGGCGACCATCGAGTCTGTAAAGGCAGGTTTGAAGGATAAGTTCGACAAGGCAAACCTTGAAATGAAGAACTACTTCCTCAATGCTGCAATCGCAAAGCTGGAGATTCCGGACAAAGATGCCAACATCGACGACCTGGTTTCTAAGGCTGAGAAGATCTACACCGCAGAGTACAAGGAGGCTACCGGTGAAAACGGTATTCCTGCAAAAGGCAGTCGCACGTCTAGCGGAGGCACGTCCACAGATGATGACAAGTTTATGGAAGAAGTGGCCGAGCGTCGAAAGAAGAGATTCGGCGGTGGAGACAAGAAGTAATTTCAGGATAACAATTTTAAAAAGGTAAAAAGATTATGGACAACACTTCTATTTCCTACATGGAACAGATGGGTACTCGTGGTATGCTGAACCACGGCGCAACCATTGTTCAGACAGAAGGTAAGGTCGGTGGAACCCGATACGTGTTTGCTGGCCTTGAGGCACTCATCAAGAATGCCTTCGTTCACCCACCTATTGGTGGCAAGCTCGTCAATCCGTTCAAAGGTCAGGCTAAGATTTATGCCGGTGACTTGATTGAGCACGACCTTGGTTTTACAGCTGGCAACGACGGACCTGGCGCGACATTCAAGATTCTGAAGGCTTACGGTGTAGCAAAGGCTACAACTGCGGCTACAGACACAGACATCTACATCGTTCGTAACGGCTTCGTTCACATTCCGTTCCCTGGCGACACCATCATGGTCGGTCAGAAGGACTTCAAGACAAAGGCAAAGGGTGTGACTATTTCAGCAGTCGAGGCTACTACTGATGATACCGCAGGTGACGTTTGGAAGGTTACTCTTTCTGCTGCTCTCGGCACATTGAAGGTAGGTGACGTATTGGTTGAGGCTGCAAGTGCAGGCGAATCCGTATTGCCTATGGTGACCAACCCTAACTGCTTTGCTCCGAGCGACAACGATTTTCCTTATTTCAATGCCGGCGGAGACAAGTATCATCAGCCTCGCAACAACAACAACTTCTGTATGTTGAATCCAGACTGCGTTATGTGGCTTGACCGCATGGGTCCTGTTCCTCCTGCCGTTAAGGCGATGAACAAGTCACTCTACCCAGAGTTCTGGCACATTTAACCTATTGTCTAACGTAAAAAGATTGATTCAGGATTATGGCAAAAATTGATATTGGTGTCGAGCAGCTTGCGAAGTTCTTCACTGGTAAGGGTAACAACACTTACCTTCAGAAGTTCGTCAATCGTGACGGCGTATTGCGCTGTAACAACGGCTGGTATCTGACACAGGGTGACATTGATCCAAACCTCACCCCTACATCTAATAATGGCGACGCAACCTTCAAGGTTCGTCTTCGCACTTTGAACCCTGCAACCTTGATGAACCTCCGTGCCCCTCTCGGCGAGGGCTATCAGAACGACCACGAGGGTATTGAGTGGTATACCGCTTCAATCCCAGACTTCGCTGCTGACGGCTTCCGTGAGACTGCGACAGAGCGTTATCACAAGATGAAGCTTCTCCGGGATGAGTTCGGCAACGATGCAGACCTGGTTGATGCTTATCTCGACAAGGTTCAGGTATTGTATGACTCTCTTGACATGACTATGACATACATGTCAGCACAGTTGAGTTCTAAGGGTGTCATCGACTACGACAAGATCGGTCGCGGTATCCAGGAGCCCCTGTATGACGCAAAGGTTCCAGCCGAGAACTTCAAGAAGGCAGGCAAGCTTGCTTGGAACGACGCGAACTGCGACTTGCTCGAACAGATGCGTAAGTTTGAGGAGGATTGGCGCAACAGTCATATTGAGTACCGCAGTGTACCTCTCGTATGGCAGATGACCAAGAACGACTACAACAACGTCTTCTTAAAGAACAAGCAGATTGCCGAGCTGTACAAGAGCTGGGCGAACGCTAACTTTGTGGCAGTATTGCAGAACTACGGTCCGAACAACGCAATGTTCCTGAAGTCTGTTGTTGACCTCAATGGTCTTTCTCCTATCGAGATTGTCGATGAGGTTGAGCACAACAAGCGCTTCGACGGAACAGTTACCGAGATTCGTGGTTGGGCAGACGGAACAGTCGTTCTTCGCCCTGCTGGTAAGCCATTGCGTTTCATGCGCAAGGAGATTCTCGACAAGCGAATCTTCGATACTCTCGGCAATAAGCTCGTGGATGTAGCTTGGGCACAGACAAACAACGGTCTCGGTCTGCTCCGTAACATGGTTACCGCAAACGGTATGTTCCAGGAGTTCAAGACAGACTTGTTCCTCGCTTCTGTTCCTGCTATGCTCGATGCTCCTTACCGTTGGATTATCGACATCACCCAGAAGGGTTAATTCTTTAACGTAACTAGATTGTATGACTATGGATTCGGAGATGAACATTTACACTGTGAACGACTACCTTATTAATAAGGTGAAGTTCGAGATGCCGATAAAGGCTCTGTTGGGCATCATGCACGACAGGGAGCTTGAAAATGGCATCGACCTCGAAGCCTGCGACAAGGACAAGGTGAGACTTGCCTATGCCGACATGCTGAAATGGTTTGTTCTTGGTCCGAGCAAGGTGAACAACACCTCCGACTCCGATAACGGATGGACTCATTCGGGAGGTGGCTATGATATGTCGGATAACGACAGGAGCGAGATGAAGGCAGAGGCTAACGCTATCTATGCGGAGCTGGAGCCTGATTCGATGCTCAAGAAGAAGTCCACCTTCCGGGTGACCTCCCACGGAGTAAAGAGGGCGAATTATTCTCCTTGGGGAGAACCTCTCCCTCACATCATCAAATAAGGCGTATGGAAAAGGAAAACATCAGAAACCCAAGATACCCTCACATCATCAAGATCGTGAGGAAGGTCGTCGGAAAGACCGACCCTGATGACCCGTTCGCCGATGATGATGCTCCAGTTGGTGAGGACAAGGAAATCATTCTCTACTATGGCGAAGGCCGCAGTTACACAGATACCACTACAGAGGGAGACAAGAACGTCGACCAGAACAAGAGGAAGGCATCGATTCCGGTCAGATATGACGAATGGGATGCTGGTAAATGTCCTCTTGACGGCGACACCATCTACTCCACTGTCGGTAACAATACCGAGATAGGTATGGTAAAGGACTGCGAGCCGGATAATAACAGGACTGTTGTGTATTGGAGTTTGACAAGGGTTTAGATTATGACAAGTTTATCAGGTCAGTTTTTACAGGTCGAGAAAAAAATCCGTCAGATGGCTGTAGCAAAGATGCAGCAGAAGATGGAACATGCGGCTGAAATGACAATGAAGGCTGCTGACAAGTCTCGAAACTATGATGACGTAACCGGTAACTTGTACAAGTCAACAGCCATCGGTACATATTACAACGGCTCATTGCAGTCGATTCATTATGCTCCTGGCCCAGAGCCAACCCGAGTAACCCTTGCTGCCGGAGAGAGATACAACCTTGATAAGTATTATCGCAGTTCGTTCTCCTTCAAAGACAGCGGAAGGAGACCTTACAAGGGTGAATACGGAGAAGGTGGTGAATATGGTCCAAACGCGGCGTGGGATGAACTTGTTTCCAGGGAGCACAACAAAGGAAAGTACGATGCTACATGGCAGATGCTCCTTGTTGCCGGTGTGGATTATGCTAAGTTTGTCGAGGTTAAGAGAGGTCACGACGTGATTACCTCTCTTAGAGAATATTTGGTTAGATACTTTAGATCGATGTAAGATATGGTTAGTATTAAGACTCTATATTTCGATGTCGGTAATGCAATGAAGGGAATTTGCGACAAGCTCTACTCCCGGAGCCGACCAAAGGCAGTTGATACGAAAATCAACAGCTATATCGTGGTATACTTCCCATCTAGTATCTATAACAATGAGATGAACTCAAGTGGAGTTTACAACGATTTCACCACTACAGCTCAAATCGAATTGTATGTGCGCGATAAAGCTTCAGCAAGCAATCCAAATACATTCGATGTATCTAGCGTTGACGAGAAAGTCCAGGAGATTATGGACAGATTTCCAATCTCTACAAAAAATCTCATTGTTTCAAATCCTCGTATAACACTACAAACAGACGATGGCGCCGGTTTTTCCGTGACGATCATACAGGGAAGGTTACGTACGAAATAAGTATTCAGGTATAACAATTTAAAATATTTTAGATTATGGCTATGACAACTATTGACAAGATGAAGGACATTTTCAATGGTCCTAAAACTCTGCTCTACTCAAAGGCTATTACCGATTTGAGCAAGGCTACAGTTGACATCACCCCAGAGGTTGAGCTTCCGGTTGCCGTTGACTCGCTGAAGGCGACTATGGATGACCCAACCATCAACCACTACAAGGTTATCGGTCTTGCAGGCGACTGGGCAACTACAGCAGAGCTCGGCGACTTCAATGTAGAGTTCGTTGTTCCTTCAAAGGCAAAGGACTTGCTGACAATTATGTTCGGTGAGGATGCTATCACCGAGCTGACCAAGGTTACTCTGAAGGGTACAGGTGACGCTACCCTCGACGCTACTACCGGCTTTACGGGTATCGCTATTGAGCCTAAGAAGTTCAAGATCAAGGGTACTATCGTTATTGTTGACGACGAGAGAGAGAACCTCATGGTTATTACCAACATCGCTCTCTACGCTACCTTGCAGTGGGATAACTCTGGTACTGAGCCAGTTGCATTCAAGTTCTCAGGTTCTATTGAGGGTGCAGGTAAGCGTAGCATCGCTTGGCTTACTAAGGCTCCAGCTGCTGGTGAACCAGGCATTGGCGGTTAATCAAGAGAAAAGGCTTCTTTAGGTAATTAGATTCAGGATAACAAACCGTTGGGCGGCAGGCTAATCAACAGCCGTGCCGCCCTTCTTCATTTAATAGCATACAATCATGGCAGAAGAAAATAAAATAGAGCAGCCTTCAGTGGACTTGCAGGAGTTGCTTGACAGCGTGCTGCACGACGAGCCTACCGAGTTCGTGTTCCGTGGAAAGAAGCACAGGCTCGGCTGGCTTCGCAAGGGAACCATGAGCAGGTGTTCTCATATCAGGGCGAAGGAGAAGAACGAATGGAAACGCAACGTCAAGATTTGCGTCTGCATTCTCCTCAACAACATCTGGAAGATTAGATTTCTGTATTGGATCTACTGGCGCTGGCTCTACTACATCAATGATGTGGACGTGGCCGAGGTTCTGAGAGTTCTCGATGTTTCTAAAAAAAAAATTCCATCGAACGCATTCTCACTGGCTACCATATTAGCGACCGGGATGACGGACGTGATGATGACGATGACGAGGAGCGAAGCAAAAGCTATCCAAGCAGAACAAGCTGGGGAGCAGCCTTCTCACTAGCAGAGAAGTTCTGTTTCCTCTTTCAGCGTAAGTATTTCATCGCAGCCTACGACTACTGGTGGGGCTATTCTTCGGCACAGATTGACCTCATGGTTGCAGACCAGCCTCTTGTCGTATATCCAAAGACCAAGAAGGAAGACGGTCCGAAGAAGCACACCAAGAAGGAGATGGATGACCTCTACGACGGGTGGATGGAGAAAAAGAAGAAAGAAGGAAGTCTTGTTGGCGAGACAATAAATCTTGTCGGTTACTTAAACAATAAACTCTAATTTTAAAAATATTCAGGATATGGCAGGTGGAAATATGGGAGACCTCAGTTTCTCGCTCACTCTAAAATCGAGAATTGAAGAGGAAACCAAAAAGATTATCAGAGAATTAAACAAGGTTGATTCTACTGGTAAGCAGGCACAGAATGCTTTGGAAGCAATATCCGAAGCAACGAAGGGTATTGGAGATAAGGGAGGTCAAGGCTTAAAAAAGTTAAACGACTTTGTTAAAGAATTACATCGTAACATTGGTGTATTTTCAAGCGAAGATTTCTTTAGTCCAAAAAAACTCCAGCAGTTGGAGTCTGTCCAGGACGGGTTGTACAAAATAGGCCGCATACTCGGAGAGGTGTCTAAGGAAGGTGCTGGATTCAACATATTCCCTAACAGCGTTGCAACTGAGGCAAACAAGGCAGAGAGAGAACTTCATAAGTTATCTTCTATTATTGACGAAATCAACAAACGCTATGGTGAAGGAATACAGATGTTTGGTGTTGAGTCAACGAATAACATACGGCAGTCGTTGTCAGAGCTGTCTAAATACAGAACTGAGTTAGAACAGATTAGGAATAACGGAGGTATTCATCCTATTACCGGACTCACAGCATCTGATGTCGTAAAGAGTGCCGGATATCTCAATGCTATAGATGAAGCAAAGACTTATGCTAAAGTTGTAAAGAATGCTATCTTAGAAAGATACAAGACAGAACAAGATGCTGAGAAAAAGCGAAAGAAAGACGAGGCAGACGCAGCACGCGAGGCAAAAGCAAATGAGAAGCAGAGACAGAACGAGTTAAAGAACACGGAACGTCGGTATGATTCTCTCGGCAATAAGGTTCGCCAGCTTCGCTCTGAATACAGCAGGGGCATCTCTATCGGTGCAGATGTAAGCAAGGCAGAAGCCGAGATTAGCAGACTCCTTTCTTTAATGAGAGCCCTTATAAATATTAAGGGAAGACTTAATTCAGAGAGCTGGAAGGATAGCCTCGGTATGCTTGGTAATATCGGTAGTGGTCACGATACCACATTAGCTTCTAGGGTTCTTCAAGATCAGAAAGCAGTAAACCAAGAGGTTCAGAAAGGTATCGAGCTTGAACAGAAGCGTCAGCAGGAAATTGCTCAGTCTGCCGCAAAGGCACGAAACGATCTCGCAGCAGCATTCGCCGGAGCAAACGCTGAAGCGAAGAAGATGCAATCCATAGTCGGAGACATCAAGTCTCTCTTCTTGCAGGGAGGTATTGTCTTTGGCGCACAGCAATTCTTTAATTCAATCGTACAGACCGGTGGTGAGATTGTTCAGCAGCATGTTGCGTTACGCTCCATCCTTGGTGATGTACAGAAGGCTGACGAGCTGTTCGCTCAGACACAGCAGCTTGCGTTGCAGTCTCCATTCAAGTTTGGAGAGCTGAACCGAGATGTAAAGCAGCTGGCTGCATTCGGAGTCGAAGCAAATGACTTGTATGATACCACAAAACGACTTGCGGATATTGCATCTGGTCTTGGTGTAGACTTCGGACGATTGGGCTTAGCATTCGGCCAGGTAAAGGCTCGTTCTTGGCTCGATGGTAAGGAGTTGCGCCAGTTCGCTTACGCCGGTCTTCCTCTCTTGCAGAAGATAACGGAATTATATAATTCTGAAGGCAAGAACGGGCGCAAGAATTACACCCAAGCAGACGTCAAGAAGATGATATCTGGAAGGCAGGTAAGCTTCGAGGATGTTCAGAAGGTACTGTGGAAAATGACTGATGAGGGTGGTCAGTTCTACAATATGCAGCTCGTGTTGTCCGAAACACTGCTTGGTCGCTGGAATAAGTTTATCGACGCGTGGGATATTATGCTCGGTAAATTTGCAGAAGGAAAGAATGTAATAGGCGGTACGTTCTCGTTTATTATCAACCGAGTAACAGACTTAGTATTAGCTCTTGATAAACTGTCCCCTGCTATGCTTTCTTTCGGAGCTATATTTGCTGCAAGGAAACTCGGACTGATGGCTTCCGGTAAGCTCGGGTTAGGCTCAATAAACAAGAACTACACTCAGCAGATGAACGCTCAGCTGAGGACTTACGCTATCGAACAGCAGCAACTTGTCACAGAAGGTAAGATTACTCAACAGAAGGCATTGCAGAATGTACAGGCAAGGGCATACTTGCTGTCTGATACCGCTTCAAGGGCGAATGCTATGTCTCGTCTTGCACTTGAAGGGAAGATGTCTGTTCTTCAAATGCAAAAAGCGGTCAAGGAAGGTCTTATAACCAAAGAGCTTGTTAGTCAGCTTGCGGTGATGGGACAGATTACAGCAAGACAGGAGCAGATTATACTCGGAGGAACACGATTTGCCGCCGTAATGAATATGGGTATCTCTAAGATAGGTGGAGGAATCAAATCCCTCTTTACGATGCTTGGCGGATGGTGGGGACTTGCTATCGGGGCAGCTGTTCAGATATTCTCCAGCTATAGCAGTGATATGGATAGAATTTCCGAGAATGCGAAGGGATTCAGGGATTCTGCATACAACAAAAAGAAGAGCTACGAGGATGAACTCGCGAACGAGAAGCCTACAAACAGTGCTGACTTGCAGCAGCGGGTAAACTCGATGAAGGAACTCCTTCAAAATAGCGGAGATTATACCCAAACTATAGAAGATCAAATTGCAAGGGCGAAGAATCTTAACGAGCAGTATGATATTCTCAATAAGGGAATAGTTGCCGCTCGTGATAACTCACAGCAGGAAGCAAACGACTCGGATGTTGTTGCTGGAGCACTTGGAGCTTCAGGTGGTTGGGGTTCCGGTAATCCTTTTGCAGACACGATAGAGGATGCTGTCGAAGACCTCAACGAGGCGGTTATCAAGTACCAGACGCTTTTATCTGGACTTGACGAAGATACTAAGTCGAGAATGGGTAGCGTTGCTAATCAGTTCTTGAAGCCAGAGGAAAGAGCCATGTCTCTCGATGAGAAGATTCGTATTCTTGCAGAAAGAGGAGGCGCAAACTGGGATTCTTTCGTTTTGAAGTCAAGTAACGGAAGCAATGATATTGCAAATAGCATTTACAAAATAGGAATAAGGGCCAACAAGGTTAGTGATCAGATAAATGATATCGCCAAGAAAAATATTCCTAGAATCATTAACTTCCTTAAGAAGTCATTCAACCTGTTCGGTGTAGATTTCTCGAAGTGGTGCAACAGGAATTCTTCACGCTTTGCGAGCATGATAGAAAGAATGCTCGATGCGTGCAAGGTGAATGTTCCTCAGATTCGTGAGTACTTGAAGTCTATCTTCTATCAGGAGGCTGGTGCAAAACAGCCAAAGAAAGCAGGTGGCGGCAAGGTCGAGAAACCAAAGACGCCTATGCAGCAACGAGTGCGCAGAAATTTATCCAAGACAGGAAAGAGTAAAGCGAGGGTAGAAGCACAGGCGACTATGCTCGACTCTTACCTCGATGAAACTTCCGACTATAATACGGATAATAACCTGCAAACAGAGTTGCAGAACAGGTACAACGAGTATAAGAACCGCGAGAACAAGTTCAAACGCGGTAAGATATCTAAGGCACTTCGAGATGAGGCTTGGGAAAGCTACAATAGCTTGAATCAGGCGGCATGGGAAGGTCTCGGCTATAAATTCTATCCGCAAGACAAAAAGTCCAATAAGGTTCCGAAAGGAAGAAACGGGAATTCAGGTCGCAAAGAAGATATAGAGCTCAAGCGTTTACAGGAGCGTCTAAGCAGTCTTAAGTCTGCAAGGCAGATGTACCAGAAGTACAAGAGCATAATGTCTGATGAAGAGGCAAAGAAGAAGACTTACAATCTCTTCCCAGAGGTTACCGGTCTTAATCTTGACGACTATCAGAAGGCTGTCCATTCTCTCCTTGGAGGATTCAGTATAAACACCACAGAGAGAAAGAAGTTCCAGACTTCAATCTATCGTGAGGTTGCAGAGTGGCTCTTCGACGAGAAGGACAAGAAGGAGTACGAGAGAAAGGCAGCTGACTTCAATGAGTCCATGAACAAGCTGTCAGAACGTTTGGATTTGTACAAGAGCCTTCTCGAAAAGACAGGCAGCAAGTTCTTTGCTGAGTCCGCATGGATTGACGCTTTCCAGATGGATGACAAGACTCAATCTCTTATGGACGAGTATTACGCTAACTACCATGAGATATTTAATCTTCAGAACTCTCTCAATATGACGGATGGTGAAGCTAAGGAAAAGCTTAAGCTACCAAATCAGTACGAAGAGTGGAAAAAAATTACAGAACTCCTCCGTGGTAATTATGTTAAGTCTTTGCAAGATGCCGCCGACATCATTGAGAAGACAGAAGATTATGAGGATAAAATCTTGAAGATAAGGGAGAGATACAACGAGCTTATCAGCAAGACGAATGATCCTGGCATCAAGGCGAGATATGAGATTCAGAGAGACAAGGAGATTGGTCAGGTTAAACTTGACAAGTTCAAGAACTCTTCTGATTATCTCAACTTCTACGGAGCCATCGTGTCTCTCGGTATGGATAAGGCTCAGACTATCGGAGCAAGAATCAGGCAGAATATCAATGAGGCTCTACAAAGCGGAGCCATTGATGCTAGAGAGTACGCCAAGGAAATCAAGCAGCTTGATGAGCAGTTATCGAAGCTGACGAGTCCAAAGAAGACTTTCCTCAATGGTGGCCTGAAGGGAATGGCTGAGCAGAAGATTTCTGATGCCAGCGAGCAGATGACCATCGCAGCAAGTAAAATTGCTGAAGGAAAGAAGGTTCGTGAACTTGGTCTCAAAATGGGAGACGAAAACTTCATCAAGCGTGGTGACAGCATGATTGCCAGCGGAAAGGCTATGATGAAAGCTGCTGAGATTCTGTTTAAGGATGGAACAAAAGCAAAGGAGTCTCTTGATAAGTTTGCTAACGTAGTAAGTATTATCGACCAGAATGTCCAGGGAATGAGTGAAGCATTCAATGACATCAAAGAGACTGCTTCCCTTCTCGGAGCTAACACAGAGTCTGATGGATGGCAGGACGCTTCTGCGTTCTTCGAGACATTCTCCGGCATGTCAAGTTCACTGTCAAAGGTGGTAACAAGCGCGGAGTCCGGCAACGTTGGTGGAATCCTTGCCGGTGTCACTGGCATATTTACCTCTCCTATTAAGGCGTTTGCAAAGGCTCATGATGCCAAGCTCGACAGACAGATAAAGCTTGCAGAGAGACAGCTGAATGAATTGAAGAACCTATCTAGCAATATCAGTTCCGTTATTGAAAAGACACTCGGTGGAATCTATTCTTACAATAGGTCTTCCGATGCGAATAAAAAGCTCAACGATGTCAAGAATGACTATAAGGCTCGGGATGCTTTTTCTAAGACCGATATTGGAAAGAATTTCTTTGGAGGTCACAACTTCAGTCACTACAGCAAGGAGACCTATGATGCTGTGATGAAGACAGAGACGAATCCTTCCGCATACGCAGATCAGCTCGCCCTACTCAACGCTCAGGAAGACGAGTTGAGAAAGCAGAGACAAGCTGAGGAGGATAAGAAAAAGACGGACAAGGATAAGATTGCTGACTACGACCAGCAAATCAAGGAGATGCAGTTGCAGATTAAGACGTTCGCACAGGACTTCCTTAAAGACGTTTACTCTATCGATATGAAGAGCTGGGGAAATCAGCTGACTGATACTGTTGTGAGCGCATGGACTAAGGGGGAAGATGCGGTTGAGGCTTACAAGAATAAGGTCAAGGAAATGGTTCGCGAAGTTACGAAGAATATTGTATCTCAGAAAATCATGGAGAAGGCACTTGAAAAACCTCTCGAATGGCTTACAGGTATCCTTGATGAAAAGGGTAAACTTGATGAGACCGACATGGACGATTTTGCGGACAAGCTCTACCAAGTTGGCGAAAATGTAGTTCCTCAGTTAACCGGTATCTTCGATGCTCTAAAGGAAAAGGGACTTGATTTGAGAGAAAACGGAAGTTCCTCTTTGACCAACTCGATAAAAGGCATTACCGAGGAGACAGGTGATCTTTTTGCATCCTATCTTAACGCGATTAGACTTGATGTCTCTGTAATTAGGGAAATGCAGGGCAAGTTCCTTCCTGAGATGAGCGAGATTTCAAAATCTCAGCTCACGCAGCTCAACCTTATTGCTCGGAATACCTTGCGCAATGCAGATGCAGCAGAGAGAATCGAGAAAATTTTCATTGAGTATAACGATAACTTCAACAGAGTTATCAATGGTACGAAATCTTTAAAAATGAAATAATTATGTTTGAAAAAAGAAATTTATCAGACAGAATGAAGAACGAGGCGGTTTCACTGGGTCTTTGCGCTCAGTGGACAGCCGAGTGGCACGACAACTCATCCAAGCATGAGATGGTCGAGAAGTTTGTTAAGGGTATTGACTTCTGTATCGGAAAGAACTGGCCTTCGACCAAGGATATGAAGAAGTACTTTGGTGATGTCATTCATGATCATGGTGTGTATGTTGACGAGAACGTTGACCTGCAAAACCCAAAGATTGTCATCCTCAATGGAGAGTGTGTAGCAAACATCAACTATGACTGGATGGACAGTGGAGAGATATACGTAAGGCACAACTCTTCACTTTACCTGAAGGTTAAGGGATTCTCCAGGGTGTTTGTCAATCTGTTAGATGGTGCGGAGCTTCATGTTGAATGCGAAGATACCGCAAAGTGCTTCGTCTACCAATACGGAGGAACAGTCGTGAAAGCTACCGGACCAGTCAATATCAGGGATAGACACGATTTTAAGTTCAATTAACGCATATTTATGCATATATTCTTGCATGTTTATGCATTATTTTGTATATTTGCAATTATAAAAAGTTGATTTTAGGTATGAAGGATTATTTCAGGATATACATGCAGAAGGAAGGCGATGGGAACGAGGTAAAGGACTCCATCGCCGACTTCGGTATGTATGTTAGCGAGAATCCGTTCAAGCCATGCGATTCTGTCAAGGAACCTGCAAAAAGGGAGTGGCACGACGAGCATGGTGACGACGAGTATATCGGAAAGGATGGTCTCTATATGGCGGCCTACGAGAATAAGGTTAAGTTTATGTTCCACGGCGAGGCTTTCGGCGCTAACGAGAAATGCAAGGCTTTTATTGATTACATCCGCAAGTCAGGCATGATGAAGATGTATTGCGGCTTCAATAGAATCGGAAGACAGCATGTAAGACTTAAGGATATTGATCCAAACCTATATAGAGATCCGGATAACGAGGACTTGCTAGTTCTCTCTATCACTTTCAAGTTTAACGACCCTGTTACTGACATAAAGCCAATCATGGACGCACAGGGCAGTATTTCAAATTTAGGATAAAGACACATGAGTACTTGGAATATTTATCATAAGGATGGCTCAAAGCTGACAGACGTTAACGGAGAGCAGATAACCGTTCATGGATTGGAATACTCCGATTCTTGGATGGGTGAGTGCTTCGTGACTATCAATTTCAAGCATGAAGTGCCTATCAACTTTCAGATAGGCGACTATATTGTCTATCGTGGCGAGCGGTTTGAGCTCAACTACGAGCCGGGCAAGGATAAGCAGGCCAGACCCGACACATATGGAGAGGGATTCGTATATGACAGCGTAAAGTTCAATGCATTGCAAGATGAGCTTTCTAGGGCTGAGTTCCTCGACGTGGTATTAAATGATAATGAGCTCCACTACACAACCCTACCGAAATTTCCATTCTACGTACAGACTCTGGATGATTTGCTCGACAGGATCCAGGCGAACCTTGACGATCAGATTGGTACAGGTCTTTGGAAGATTTACTCCAGAAGCAAGGAGCGTTCCGTGCAGCGTGGATGCCTCGTTAGCGACTGGCAGTCAATGTATGGCGAAGGGACAAACGATAACGTCATTGAATCAATGTCTATCACAGTGGATTCACAGACCTGTTGGCAGGCCCTTGCGCTTGTGAACGAGAAGTGGGACATAAACTTCATCGTCAGAGGAAGAAATATCTATGTCGGTACTACCGGAATACAGGCAAACCATATCTTCAAGTACGGACTCGGCAATGGACTCTATGAGATTGTTCAGAACGCTGATTCCGAGCAGAGTGTTGTTACGAGATTGAGAGCTTATGGTTCCGAGAAGAATCTTCCTTCCCACTACTATGCGGACCTCGGTGTCAAGTACGTGGCGAATATCACGAAGGTGGTTACTGCAACAACATACGTAGACCTGAATATCGATATCGATTATGTCGAGACGTATTTCAAGAATAAGAGAAAATACGGTGAATCCCAAGAGCAGTCTTTCGGTTGGGTTCTTCAGGTAACATTCGATTTCCAGACTATCATTACCGGTTATGTAACACAGGCATACGACTCTAAAAAATGTAGATTCTATTCTGAGCTGAAGAGAACACAGACTGACACCGGAGATGAGGTATCAAAGGAGAAGCTTGATGCGTTTATTGCGCAGGTCAATGCCGGAAATACAAAGATGTATATCACGTCTGGTCTCAACAAGAAAAATGTTCCTTCGTCCATGAAGGAATATGCAGAGAATCTCCCGAACAATATGTCCATCAACAGACTTATGTTGCCTGGATTCCCTCATGTATCTCTGAGTGATTTCTATGACTCGCTTACTGAACAGGAGAAGAAGTACGTGAACCCTACCGGGAAACAACACAGATTCTCTACTGACCCGCATAGACCATACATCGATTCCATCAACATCGATCAGATTGGTCTTCGTTCGGCATCGCAGTTCTTTGATACCGATGATAAGACGAATGGAGTCGTAGAAATCTACCCTACTATCGAGGAGATGGAAATCGGTGGCGTACGTGTTGATGAGATTGGTGAGGGTGTGGCTCCTGATGATGACGGAAGATTTGGCGATAATGAAACCGTAAAGAATGTTGATATCTATCTTAAAAAGGCTATCGACTTTGATATCAACGACTTAAAGGATGACGACTTCTCCATCTCGATGAAGGATGGTAAGTGTGGCGGACGAACATTCAAGGTGGCATCCTCTACCAAGGTAGATGGAAGATGGAGGCTTACTATTGAGAGAGTCAAGGATGATGCTCTTGAGCTGTGGTTCCCATACAAGGATTACCCTATCAAGAAAGGCGACCATTTCGTCCTTACCGGCATCACCCTCCCTGATTCGTATGTCAATGCTGCATCACTGAAGCTTCTAAAATACGCCATAGCGCTCCTTGATAAGAATGACTATACAAGGTATGTATATCAGCCTAAGGTAGATGAGATTTTCATGGCAAGGCAGCACGACCAAGCGGAGGCAGACGATACCGGAGTTATCAAGAGCCTCCACGATACGCTTAAGGCCGGCGACCTGATGAACTTCAATGATACAGACCTCAATATCGAAGGAATCATCTCTATCGACCAGCTCACGATCAAGGAAGAAGATGGCAAGATACCGACATACGACATAGCTCTTCGTGAGGATAAAGAGGTTGGTACTATCCAGAAGATTCAGCAGCAGATTTCGTCGCTCCAAAGCGGAAATGGAGGAACTGGTGCAGGCTTGACAACTACACAAGTCAAGGGCCAGATTGCAACAGAAGGAAGTAAGCACTTTATCTCAAAGATAACCGATGACACCGCCAAGGGTACTATCACTTGGGAGAAGGTGCAGAAGTTCGTGCAAGGATTGACAGCAGAATACTTAT